GAGGTAGTCAACACCATCAATGCTTACCGTGGTCTCATCGAAGTTCTCCCTGATATCATCATTCGAACCATCGATGATCTTGGTGACAGCACCCAGACTCTTAGGATATGCGTAAGAGAACTTAGAGTTCTCGTGAGACACTACAGTGATCTGCTTGAACACCTCTGCAGGTGAGGAAGCCACAGTAGCCGTCAGAGCCTTGATGTCAGCTGCAGTAATAGGATGCCCTTCCTCACCGATACCACTCCTGTGAGGGTACTTTCCGAGGTAGGTGGTGTAGGTCTCAGCCACTGGCCTCTTCTTCCTACCTACGATCCTGTAGCCGGGCTTAGCTGGCTTGGTGACAGTCCACTCGCCATACTGAGGATTAGCCTGCCTTACACCATCGATAAGCGTGTAGGTAACGTTGCGCTGACGCTCGCCCACTACAGGCTGGATAGTGACGATGACATCCTCGAAGGCATTGTTGTCGTACTGGTCAGGTCCGTTAGGTCCGGGCTGTACAGCTTCCTTCTCTACCACCACCTGTGTAGTCACCACAGGACGCTTCTTAGCGCCACGCCTGCGCATCTCTGCCACACCTGGGGTATGGATATCGCTCTTCGTACGCTTGGTCCCTGTGGGCTTGCCATTGCGGTACAGCTCTTCCTCAATGAGGACTCGCTTGCCAAGGACAGCAGTGCGCACGACAGTTGACTCATCAGCATACAGCGTAGGATCAGTAGCCGTGTCCCACTCTACAGGCAGGGGGGCATCGAAGGTCGTCTTAGCTGGGAGCTCACGCCATTCCTGCACGACATTCTTGGAGATGAGGAAGCTAGTACCGTTATTGTTCTGGATCTTGATGGTGTCATCATCGACCCACTCACCAGATACAGCATACACATCCTGCTTGCGCTCAAGCTCTGCCTGCTTAGCCTTGACAGCCTTCAACTCGTTCGTCAGGTCCTCAATGGTCTTGAGGAGAGAAGAAGGATTGAAGATCGTATCCTTGTCCTCCTTGTTCTCAAGGACCTTCACCCTACGTTCCAGTGCTTCGAGGTTGCCGTTCTCTACAGCGAAGGGTACACGAAGCACCTCGTCAAGGGAGCCGTCAGCATCAACCTCAGGACTAAGGCCTACACGGAAGATCAGCTCACCACCTTCGTAGACTACGCTCTTGAGACTACGATCTGGACCACCCTGACGATTGCAGATACCTGAAGCACTACCAAATTGCTCGAGCTTATGTACGAGCTGGCCATTCTTCATGTAGCTTACCTTCATGAACTCGCGGAACGTGCCGGGAGCATCATCGTTAGGCACAAGGTAGATCACCCCTTCCTCAGCCATCTCAGGTACGCCAAGGAATGCCCTGGTCTTCACCTCATAGCGGAAAAGCCCATCGATCTTCGTCTGAAGAGCGTGTAGCTTACCGCGGTCATCGATGAACTCAGTGATCAGGTTCTGACCCTGCATCCTGATGTTGTATGGCTTGTAGAACGTGTCCTTGTTAGCGCCGATAGGGGACCAGTGCTTGGGATTGGTAATCTCCTTACAGCCATCGCTACATGAGCCGGTGTACTGTCTTGTGATCACCTGACCTGCGCCATCTACCGTAGTGATGACGAGGCCACGACGACGAACGCCGCGTGGAATCTGCCTAAGGGTGTCCTTGAGGCAGCCTCGCCAGGGAAGGTAGATATGGTTGGCCATTGCGAGGACGTGGTCGAGACGCTTGCCTGTGTACCCATCAAAGACAGCCTGCATGACGGTCTGAGGATAGACAGGCTTCCTGCTCTCTACAGAGCAAGGTGTTTGCTCTATGCGCCTGTAAAGCTGTTCGACGTGGACCTTCTTAGGCTCACGCTCAGGTCGCTTATATACCTCCTTGTTACATCCGCAACTCATATTCTATAAATAATCTGGTTCTTCTTCTTCCTCAGTGCAGACGATATAGTCTTCCAAAGGCTTGGTATCGTTACCAACGTAGACTCTCCATCCCTTCCTTGCGAGCGTGCCAACCATACCACCAGTCATATAGGCTTCCCACTTCTCAGGGATCCTAAGACTGAAGGATGGACCGAGAAGGAAGAGTTCATCCTCCTTGCCATTGACGTAGAGAGACTGATCCCTCATGTTGTCGAGGAGATAGACCACAGACTCTCTATCAAGAGACTCAAGGTTCCAGTCTGGATTGTTGGTCGTAGCCCAGTCAGTGACAGTACCTGCGAAGTTGTAGTCCCTATTACCGAGATTCCTCAGCCTCAGACTCTGTATCTGGCTTCTCAGGCCACGATAGCCAGGCCAGTTGACTTGACCAGGAGGACAGTGGAAGGCTTGGTACAACTGAGCGTCAGTGTAAAGATAAGTACAATCGATGATCGGTTCGATGACAGCCACGTGAGAGTACTTACACATATAGGAGATACCACCGGTGGGATTTACTGACCAACGCTTCTCGTCCTTGTCGTAGTCATCCATGCCTGGGTACCATACGGAGAATGCCACAGGATCAACCCTACGAAATCCGTGCTCATCATAGAGTGCTGGATCCTTGATGGTGATCTTGCCGTAGTCACCGAAAGAGCCGTGACCTACCATCTCAGGAGCAAAACCATCCTCCTCAGCATTGAAGACCCTGTTAAAGACCTGCTCAGCGAAAGCGCCAGAGAAGTCCCTACAATGCCTGAAGTTAGCCTTGAGGAAGAACTCATCATAGCTCTTCTGGTTCAGGTAGGAGAACTTGAAACAGTCTGCGATGGTGGTAGGTACTAGACCGAAGAAAGGATAGTCAGCTGACGCATACTTCTTGCCCTCATAGCCAATCTTGAGCTTACAAGGAGAGAAGTAGACCTCATTCTTCATTCGCTCAGGATCAGTGGTAGTACCACGTACACCCTTGAACATCGCGTGACAGTTATTGATATGCCCTGACTTGAACGTGATGGTGGGGTTCACCTTAGCGCAAGCAAAGGCAGCCCTGGCAGAGATACCATCAAAGACTGATGTTGCTGGACCTGGGTCAGCCTGAATGGTCATCTTCAGTTCTTCCACCTCTGCAGGCATGTGGTTACCTACATTCTTAAACTCCTCTGCGCCAAGACCGCCGAAGTGCATACCTTCATTGCCGAGGAGATTCTCGATATTCCCAGCAATAGGGTACTTAGCGAGAACGTCCTTGAGGAGGAGAAGGATCTTCTTAGAGTGCTCGTTGCGAGGGAGAGCATACATTAACCTCAGCCATCCTCCGAAGAGCGGGTCATGGTCAGTGACAAAGTTAGTCTCTGGATCAATGCAACGATAGAAGGCCAGCTGTGGAGCATTCTTCAGCTCATAGAAGAGTGGGATCCTCGTCTCCGTATCTTCATCGCCTCTCCTCAGCTTCATATTGAAGTGGCAGAGATGATACTTGATTGCAGGATAGCTATACCTACCATTCTCGAAGCTGTCGAAGATCTCCTTTGTGACTAGGCTTGAGGGGACAGCTGCGTCAATGATGTTAAACATCAGCGCAACACCAAGGTCTATCTCCCTATGATAGACATGCTCACCGCCAGAGTACATATCAAGAACTAGGTTCTCCCAGGGGTTACCCTTATAGTCATACCTTGCGAGCTCTCCAGCCTTAGAGATACCATCATAGAGGATCAGTGGATCCACCTTCCTTAGCTCAGGCACACTGCGGAAGATGAGGTTGGGCATATTAGCCACAACCTCCTCTGATGATGAACTGCCAATGACAGTGCCATCAGCCACAGTGATACCGCTGCTAGACCTCAAGAGATTCTTGGTAAGAGTCTTGAGGGACTCTATTATGTTTTCTTTAGATATCATAGCTGATTATTAAAAATGATCAGAATATCCTTCATCATGCACATCTTTGACAAGTACACTCACTCGCTGGTCTCCATTGGGCAGAACTAACGTGTACTGCACAAAGGCAAACATGCCATTCTCATCTGGAGTGTCACCATAGAAGTGGTATGCTGACGGGAAGCGGAACTCTTGTGTCGTGTACTCTGTAGCACCAGAGGTGTCGATACCCATCTTTGCGCCGAGAGTCTTGAGGTAGGAGACAACTTCATCCTTCGGCTTATCGCTATGACTAAAGTCTGAATTGCGGAGCTTATATGATGCTTCATCCCTCTTCTTTAGATCGGCATTAGATATAAAGACGAAGTGCGTAGACACTGGAGACAAACCATTAGACTTGATAGCATTAGCTACGATGTAAGCACGATTACTCTCAACCTTTGTGAGGTCAAGGACATAGCCACCGGCGTATCCTACCAATGAATGGACATCATTGACAACAGCCTTAGGCTGCAGGTTAGAGTCGTACTGCAGAAGAGCGAACCTAGGATAGAGTGAGTCTACGCCACCAGGGGTGTTTGCCTTCTTCCTATAGTCTTCTGCGTTCACAGTAAGCTCAAGGAAGCTCTTACCACTTGTGGAGAGGACCTTGATCCAACTAGATGGAGCACCCTTGACAGGCTTAGCTGAGCTACCACCGTTCTGCATATCCATCCAGACGTACTCACCAACACGTGGTGTCCACTCTGGCTGACCTTCCCTACTGTCATCCACTCGTGTCTTGCTGACCACTTGCCCATTAAGGGGAGATCCAGGCTTGATAATTCGGCAGACCCTATATTTGATTTTTGCCATACTTAGAATTACGATTAGTATTACGACTGCTACTGCGATCTGAAACGCGAGCTCCATCATACATGGAATTTGATAAAGCCATATCTCCAGCCATCTTCATCCTTCCTCAGGAGCCTAGAGGCTGTGTAGGTAGAGAAGGTGGGACGCACTTCAACGGTAGCACTGCCAGAGAAGGACGAGCCATCGAGGAACTCAATGGTGTACGTTACCTCCTGTGTTGGATAGCCTGACGCGTTGGTGTTAGGCATCATGAGATCACCCCAGTTAGCTTCCCTGGAGAGGATAGCTGAGTTGGCGCGTCCATAAGGAAGAGGAGCGGCTGACTGTACGAACTTCTCGACCATAGCTGGGCTATTGAGAGACAGATCGCCAATCCTGTTGAGCTGATCTGGTGCTACCCTTCTAGCCGTGATTGCCGAGAAGTCCCTATCTCCAGTACCGCTAGGGATGAATACATTCGTCCTGCGTTCTTCACGAGCTGCGTTATTGAGGATCTGTCCCCATACGAACTCGTCAATGTGAAGCCTCCTGTCAGCTGAGCCATAGAGATCGAAGTTACCGATCGTCTTATTGTCAGGGAAGTCATAGGTCTCTCTGTCGAGGTGAGGCCTGTAGTCAAACCTGAAGGAGCTCTCAAAGTCACCACACCTGATCTTCAACCTGCTGACATTGTCCTTCAGCTTATTGAAGGTCTCGTCGGTGATATCGAGGTAAGAGCCAAGCTGTGGGCGTACGACAGCGTTGTTCATTCCGTCATTGGTAGCCTCAGCCTGAGCTACGAGGTGAACACCTACACCGATGTGACCGCTATACATCTCCTCAGAGACAAGGCTCTTGATAGCTTCCTTGTCGGTAGCTACAGGGGTGTCACCCCCACCACCGCCACCTTCATTCTCGTCGGCATCGCGGTAGTTCACCACAAGCCCATGGAGCGGATGTCCGGGCTTGTTGATCCTGCAAATTCTAATTCTTGACATACTTGACAAATGGGAAGTTAGACGTTCTTGCTGACAGTTCTCTTACGATGGTAGCCTTGTCCACTACAGTGCAGAGGATATCACGATCGTTATAGATAGGATCAAGGATGCCTACGCGCTTGTAGACGAGCGTTGTCCTACCATCCCTCACTACCTCACAGAGAGAGTACGTAGCGAGCTCTAGGCGTGCATACTTGTCGAGGAGTGCATCGATAGTCTTCTCATCGTACCTACGTGCTTCACCCTTCCTCAGGAGCACTGAGAGAACACCACGAGTGCCATTGGGGACAACGTCCTCTACGAACTGCACTACATCCACGTAGTCGACAGCAATCTCATTCTCAATGATAGGACTAACGAACTCTTCAGGACCACACTTCTCGTTGGGCTTATCGCGTTCAGGCATCCTAGTTACAGACAGGGTCTTGCCAAAGTCCTTTCTCTTTCCATTACCTTCCTCACATACCTGGTATGCGTAGATCCCCTCTGGTAGTCCAGCGTGATACGACGCAAGGTTGTAGTCTGCGCGGTTGAGGAAGACAAAGGAGCATGAGGGCTGTGAAGGCTGCTCTGGTTCTGGTTGAGGAGGGTTAGGAGTGGGATCCGGCTGTGGCGTAGGAGGCTTAGGCGTGGGATCAGGAGTAGGACTGGGCTCAGGTGCAGGCACTACACCACCACCGCTAGTGAAGGTATACAGCCATTCCCACGTCCTCTTGTTGTCGTAGGACACGTAGAGCTTATTATCCTCTACCTTGAACCTAGGCGTGATACCATCGCGTCCTGGTGCACCATCCTTACCATTAGCACCATTAGAGCCATTGATACCATCACGACCGTCACGGCCAGGCCTACCATCGACACCATCGCGTCCAGGACGACCTTCTGCGCCATCACGACCGGGGAGACCTTGAGGACCACGAGCACCATCAGCACCCTTGTCGCCCTTCTCACCCTTGTCACCTTGCCTCACTGCATCGATGTACTTGGGATCGCCTTCGACATCCACACAGATCTGGTCCATACGGAAGACCTTGATGACGACGTTCTCGCCAACACGGATCTTACCATTCTTGAAAGCACCACCGCTGGTGAGGTCAAGGACAGTGTTACTGGGGATGTTGATAGTCTGTCCATCAAGATCGTAGGTATAGCGCACATCGTAGATGGTGTTCTCCTTATCGATCATGTGCTGCTCGAGGAGGTTAGTCTTGTCGACTATGTTCTTCCTCATGTAGACATACCCATACCCGAGATACTCGGTCTCTGAAGCCTTGCGGTCTGCGAAGGACAGCTCGTTCTTATCGTTGAACTTCAGGTCCTCGCTATTAGGCAGGATGCCAGTAGTACGGATACCAATGAGGTAAGCGATGACCTCAGGAGAGAGATCCTCAATACCGATGTTACCCTTTGCGTACTGCACTGCTTCCTCAAGCATACACCTCGTGACATAGGTCTGTGAGATCACGTGACCCTCACTGTCGGCGATAGCCCTATCAGCGATGATCTCCTCGATCGGAGCACCGAAATACTCGGTAGGCTCAGAGACGATGTATCCCTGCCCGGAGATGAAGTCCTGGAAGGGATTAGTGCTTGATGCTTCCCAGAAGCCATCGATACGGCACTTGTACATCGTGGAGGTGACAAGCGTCTCACCTACGAAGGCGTGATCACCTACCCTGGGACGACGGACAGCCGCCTCAAGCTCACGCTTAGTGCCGAAGAGTCCCTTGAAGGAACTTGATCCTGAGGAGAGCCATTCCCAGTTACCCACATTCTTAACATCCTCAGATCGCGTCGACGCACCGATATACCTCACCACTTCCCACAGACCTGAGTCCATGTCGAAGTATGAGTAGACAGATCCCGCCGTTTTGAACGAGGGGATCTGCTTCTTGTCGACGTAATCCATCAGAGCTTCGATAGTCCGTACGCCAGGAGGCACGGAGTGGTAGGTTGACTGATCCACAGAGAGGAGGTCCGCTACCGTGGCCAGGACATTGACGTTGCCCTGCACGATAGGAATCTTCTCATCTCCTCGGAGTGGGGCGGACTCTGGGAAGTCCGTATCCCTCCTACCTGTAAGGGAGGTCATCTTATCCCTTAACTCGAAAATGTTACTCATATATTAACTACTTCTTTTTACCAGATACCACCTTGGCACTGGCTGCCTTTGCAGCTTGCTCCTGGATCTCCAGTTGTCGCTGCTTGTATTTGTTGTTCGCTTCCAGCTTCTCCTTCTCGAGCTTCATCTTCTCGTCGAACTGCCTATCTGACTGCTCAAGAGTCTTCTGCTCTTCCTCAGAGAATACGTCATCGTCGATACGGAAGATCGTCTGACCGAAGCCAAACGCTTCCTTCATCTTAGCAATCTCAAGCTGAGCGTCCACTTCACGTTGACTAATTCGGTCCTTGAGATCGAGCTCAGCCATCTTGAGCTGCATTTGCTGTTCTGCAGCCTGTTGTTCAGCTTGCTGTTGAGCCTGCATCTGCTCAGCCTGACGTTGACGCATAGCCTGCTCACCTTGCTCAATGATGCTTGCCTTCTCAGATATTGAGGTAGACTGGTAGAGTTTGATGATAGAAGAGAAGTCAATGGCCTGATTTTGGAGAGCGGCCTGAGCCAGCATATCCAGCTTCTGATTGATCTCCATCGTCCCACGAGAAGAATCAATAGTGATACCATAGTCGCACTCTGCAAACTCTTCTCCTCCGACAGACATGATCTGCCTAGACTGGTCTGGCAGGATGTACTCGAACTTCTTTGACCCATAGCGTAGTGAAATCTTTGCGACCTCGAGGAAGCATTCTAGCGCGCGCTTCTTGACATCCTCGTGAATGGTGAAGATCCACTCGGTGATATACGATGACTGCAGCGTGGCGCGCTCGACACCTCCTACAGTCTCCCTATTATAGATCTGACCTTCTCGCTGCCTAGAGATACCTGCCACATCAGACATCTCCTCCTTGATAGAGGCTAGAAGCTGGACGTGGTTCATGATCGATGAGGAGAGGTCAAGGTCGATAGAGGCAGCTACGTTGTTGTTCAGCGCGCCTGCTAGCTTACCCTTAGCCACACCAACCTTCCCTTCCTCAAATGAATTGGTGACTACCATCTTCATCTTCCTCAGGATAGACCACCACTTCTCGTACTTCATCTCTGCTGGGAGCTTAGCCATATCCAGCTGGACTACCTTACCGATGTTGTCGTAGATGATCTTGTTGAGCTTATCATGCACAAGGTTGTACATGTAGCTATAGGGCTTCATCATGTCGACAAGGGAGTAAGGCTTATCCTCGCTGAGGTTGTAGATACTACCTACTATACCGAAGTGGCACTTGGAAGGATTAGACAGCCTGTTGAACTGGATCTTCCTGGGACCGAGGTTAGTATAGATATCCTCACCGATGAGGACACCTTCCCACGCCTCGTTGATATACATGATCTTCGCTGTTTCACCCGCGAGCTCATCCACCTTATAGTCACTAGGCATGAGGGTAGACACCTCAGCACCGGTCATAGGATCGATAGAGGTGATCTTCTTCACCTGTCTAATGGACTTCCAGTAGACCTGCATGACGCGGACGTTACCTTCAAAGTCATAAGGTGTGAGACGCGTGACGACATCATTGCCATTGTAGATAGCTGTATCATTGGGCCCAGAGTAATGGATGCCAAAGCGACCGAACATCTCTGCGACAGTGAAGTTGTCTCCTTCACCACCTATAAGTCCTGAGGAAGAGCCAGAGTGTATTTTATCGATCTCTTCCCTTGACAGGCTATCTCCATAGATGTCTAGGATGCGTGAAGGAGACCAGTAGTCCTCCACCACGACGATGTCAGCATCCTCAATACTACCCGATGATCCAGACTTGAAGACTCGCACCTTCATAGGGTCGAGACGTTCGATAGTCGGTTCACCAGCGACGATGTCACATCTATAGATCTCCTCACCAACGATGAGTGCATCAAGGAATCCCTTGTTGAACATCAGCGGCAGTGAGAGTTCAGAAGAGTAGTGCTTGAGGAAGGCATTACCACGGATCTCGCGTAGGTCTTGCCACTTATAGGCGTACCTATGCTGTATCTCGTTGAAGGCCTCCTTGAGTTCAGCCTCATCAGTGATACCTGATTCCATGACAGCCATGATGTTCTCCATCACCTGCTGCTTCTTCATCTCCTCCATGTCTGATACCGCGGTAGGGTTAGTCACGATGACGCGATAGTCAAAGGGCCTACGCGACTCTTCACCGAGGAGGACGTTGATCTTAGAGTTGATGATTGGGAAGTGCTGAATCTTACCAGGCGCATCGGCATCAGCGAAGCCATAAGGGTTGAAGAAGGACATCATGTCCTCCTCATGGACGATACCATTCATGAGGTCATAGTTAATCTTCTTCCTTGCGATGCTGTGTCTTACGGACGATGAGGAAACCACAGAGGATGTACCCTTCGCCCAGTCCACGCACTGGATGCACCAGTCACGTGTCTTCTTGCTATTAGGGAGATTCTGTTGAGGAAATCCACCCTTTTGTTTCTTTTCGTTCATACTAACCCTGATAGACTATTTAGGCTTAAAGATAAGGACTGCGTTTACCGCCACGAAGATTGCGATCAAAGAAGCTCATCTTCTCATTGACCTCTTCTTGCTTCTCCTCATCATGCTCTTGGAAGTTGATGAGCATCGACTCGCGGTACAACATCAAGATACCCATAGCTGAGACGCGGTCGAAGTTACCTATGTCATTCCAGGCTATCAGCTCCTGAAGAAGAGCACGATTCTTTATCCTGCAGAGATTGGGTATCTCCTGATCATAGACCTCACCCTCGTCTGTCTGGCGTGTGACACTCACAGGCATGACAAGCCACTCGGCCAGCTTCTTCCTAGCGTAGGCGTTGATACCGGCAGTAGCGGTCACACCCTTTGCAGCGTTACCGATAGGCCTAGCCTTGAGGAGGTCTCTGTCACGGAGGAACTCTAGGGTATCCTCAAGAAGGTGTGTGAGGTTATACCTTGAGCAGTAGGCGAACAGACCCTTCTTGTTATTTTCATAGCAGATGCGGCAGTCGTAGAGGATGGCTATATCACAGCACGTGCGGTAGAAGTCGTCTGAGAATGTAGGCCTACCTGTGTACTCACATACGATCTCATCAGTGAAGAGGTCCAGGACGAAGAACGATCCTAAGGAGGAGGTATCTGCCTGGTCGTTGTCGTATGGGTCCATAGCGGCGATGTACCTACCTTGCTGCACCTTGCCGTTAGCATCCTTCTCTGGCATAGCGAAGATCTCGACATGCCCTGCAGACTTGTTGTCCGGCAGTGGAAAGTTACGGATGGGAAGGTCATTGACAGGATGCACGCTCACGTCATAGCCCTTGCGTGACAGCTCACAGGAGATGACACCTGCATAGAAGGCAGGGTCATTGTCTATCTCGGCGAGTCTCTCTCTCAGCGCGTGAGAAGGGAAGTAGCTAGCCTTGACCTGCAGGATAGCCTCCTGAGGAACGATAGGCATTTCCGCTATCCTTCGTATCAGCGTGTCCTGATTGGCTGTGCTGTACTTGATGCGATACCTGTCCATGAGGATCTCATAGAGAGCCAGTGTCACGTCAGACACACCACCCTTATTATAGCACCCCTTACGATTGACGTACGCTGGGAAGAAGAAGCAGAAGCGATCCTTGCTACCACCGGTGGCCTTGTCATAGACGTTAGGCACGTTGTAGACATTATAGGCTACAGGGTGGTACATGATCTCCTGTGCTGAGGAGAACTCAGATGCGTCAGAACCAGCCGTACCTACACCATAGATAAGCGCGAAGGTCACACCACCTTCCTCAACAGAGTACATGATGGTGTTGTACAGGTCGATGAGGGATGGGAAGGAACCGAACTCCTCGATGAAGATCCAGCCACGCTTACCACGCGCCTTAGAGTCATCGTCCTTGACAGGCAATCCCATAACGACGTTGTTCTTCCCTTCGACAGCACCAGTATGAGGATTGACGTATGCACATCGCCACATCATATCGCTCATGCTATTCCTCACGAGACTGTTAGGCCACTCGGTATGAGACCTAGCGAAGTTCATCATCGGCTCGAACTTAGAGAGCGTACCATCCTTGTCTTGCAAGTATTCCTTGATATAGCCGAGGAGCACACTAGTCACGCGCTTCTGCACCTTCTTAGACTCACCGACAAGGAGACGCTTAGCCATTAGAGAGGCCAGAGAGTAGGACTTACCTGCACCACGACGAGCTAGCTCAAAAGCGTGATTACCACCCTGGAAGGCATTGTACATACCACCGTTACGCGCTTGGTGTAGGTAGTGGTATCTCCAGTATACGCCCTCCCACATCTCCGGGAACGCTTCCACGCGGTCAGCAACACCAGGCTGGTCCTCTCTGATCCTAGAGACCATGATAGGACTGTAGTTGAGGTAGTAGTACAGATCACCTGTTATCCACTCACCATCGGACTCTCGCACGTAGCCATCAAGGACTCTCCTCGTCTCCTCACGGAGCCACTGCCCAAAGGGGGACGATGGGTTGGTGTTAGGCTTGAGCTTGGTGTAACAGCCGTGCTTCTCGAAGTGTATAGCTGCAGGCCTGAAGTAATCCATATCCTCAATGATGTGAGGATGGGCAATGTCTACTATGATACGGCCGCGCTCATCACGCTGTAGGTCCTTAGCGCGCTTGCGGTGTGGGCTTATGAGGTGCTGGATGAATGGGACAGACTGAATGAAGTCATCCATCTGCTCCTTCACCTCCTCAGGCATATCAGGGATAAGGACCTCTAGCGGTGTCTGATATTCGTTAAGCTCAATCGTCATCGTCGCTAAAGTCAAAGGCATCCTCACCTACAGCCTTCCTCATGCTACCTCGGATAGCTGAGCTTTCCTCAATATCAGAGTTCATGGTCTTCTCTACCTCGTTAAGGGTAGACACCAAGGCTGGTAGCTGCTTGATGGTGTTAGTTATCGTGTTCGGCTGGTAGATAGGCTTGCCCTTGTCGTCAACAGCGTGGAAGTCGATCTCCTCTAGGAATGCCGAGAGTTTGTTTATGAGTCCTCTTGTGCTATCCAGTAGCTTAGCTGATACGGGCTTGAACGACTCATAGAATGTGATAGCCTCTGTAACGAGAGGGGATGGGGCCCATCCGGACTCCATCCCTAAACCCTCAACGATCATCTTTGTCCTTTCCTCAGGATCATTGTACATCTGGTACTCTGACCTGGGGTCTGCAAAGAAGTATATGAAAGCTAACTCCAGCTGCGCCGTGACCTTATTCTTGGACTTATCCTTCTTCCAGATATCGGCGAACGGCTTGAGGAGGTATGCTTCTTCAGAGATCACTATGTCAAGCCCTTCTTTCTTGAAGAGCTTGATCATAAGATGATTTCTTTCTTTGGCAAGATAAGATTAGACTTCTTCTCCTCCTGCGCGGTGATCTCTACTTCCAGGATCTCTGACTCAGCCACACCATAGAGGTCGCCCTCAGTAACGATGAGACACTCCACACCACCAATCTCCAGAGCTGGCAGTTCGATGTGTGCTTGCTCACCTTCACCGCGGAAATACCTCATGATATTCACAAGGACGATATCCCCGGGCTTACAGGTCCTGACGCTAGCACCTACATAGACAACACGCATAGGCGTGATCTTAGGATCGAGGTACTTCATGAGGATCTTGCTGTCCTTGAACTTTGAGTCAGCGAGGACATCAACGTCTACAGGTGAGACAATAACATGGTTGAATGAGGGCTTAAAGCTCTTGATCAGCAGGCCCTTCATCTTCGTCTTGATTTCTTTCATTCTTCTTATTTCTAAATGCGCCCAGGCCGTGGATATTCACAGCCTTAGGGCTTCGTTCTTTGATTATGTCCTTCACCGCGGACCAGTACCCATTGTAGATGGCTTCTACCTCATGAGGAGAGAGGCCATAGGTCTTAGCTACCGCGATGTAATGGTCTCGTAACGCCTTGCTTAGCGTCTTGCTATTCAAGATCATGATACGAAGATACTACATTCTACTTCTTGATAGGCTCATACTGTTTCTCTGCAGCTGCTTTACGCTTCTGGTGGTAATAGTCAAATGCTTCCTTCCTCATCTCGTCTCTGATGGACTCATTCTCGCCACCTCGCTTAGTAGCGGTTGAGGAGAGATAGCTATCGAAGACCTGCTCGAACCTCTTATACTCAGGTGACTTAGGGTTGTTACCTGCGTGCTTCTCAGCGTATGCCTGCCTGAGGGTATGCATATAGACTGGGTACCTATCATCCCCTGGGTAGTATGCAGCCATATTCATCATGGGGTCCTTGTTGTAGCCACGCTCCTTTGATGGGTTGTAGAAGATCTCTGCGGGTGTCTGGTCAAGTGCAGCCTTCTCCAGCTTACCTTCCTTGTAGAGCTTAGCTGCTTCTTCCTCAGCTGAATTGACGGCAAGGTAAGAGTTAGGTACACCTTCCATACCGCGCATCTTAGCTCGGACAAACAGATCAGCCATCATACGACCACGTGTGTCCTTGCCGTAAACCTTATTGTGATCAACATTGCCATCGGGGGTGTATCCCTTGAGGAAGTTGTCAACAGGCTTGTGTACAGCATCAAGAGCTAGCGGACCTCCGAGCACAGTACCCAAAACGCTTGATGTTGGTCCAGCTACACTCTCTGCCGTATCATCAGATGCTCCAAAGAACTTCATGATAGCCTTAGTACCACTCTTGATAGCCCCCTTCACTTCTTGTCCTCCACTGAGCACAGTCCTAGAGAGATTGGCTGCACCACCCACGATGTTGTCACCTACGAAGTCTGGGTTGACAAGTCCTGCACGACTACCTATCCTATAGCCTTTGACATCACTACCCATCTCACCGGTGTGATACCTGGGCAGCTTCTCAGGGTCATACTTTGCATGTAGTGACGCATTGGCAGCTAGAGCCGCTAGCCCTGCGCTTACAGCGGTAGCCGCTGGTCCGAAGTTCTTGACGATGTTAGAGTACTTTGCGAACTTGGCTAGCTTAGCGCCACCCTTAATGGCCTTAGCACCGACGACAGCCCCCTCAGCGTTAGCTGCCTTACCAAACCAAGATCCAGCCTTATCAGCCTTATCTATATATTGAGTGGTACGCTCGGCGATAGGGACTATCACTTCCTTCCTCATGACCCTATCAGCGATGTTCCTACCTACAGCGGCGACACTATAGGCAGTCCTCGCAATGGGCTTTACAAGGGTCTTACCACCAGAGTAGGCAGCATTGACACCCACCCTACCGGTGATAGCGGCTAGCGTAGCTCCTATAGATCCTATAGCCCCGGCATTAGCTAGCTTAGAGACGATGTTACCGGTGTCACCATCGTTAGCTACATTGTTAGGCTGGCTTATGTACTCGCCAAACCCAGTAGTATTGACCGAGCCGTTCCCACTACTATAGAACCGCTTGACCTTGGTAGAGTCAGCGGCACCACGTAGAGGTGCTGATATTTGTGGTTGATTATCTTTTGCCATATATGTACGTACTATGTTATGCCACAAAGGTAAGGCATAACTATATGGCCTGAGGAAAGAGGATATTGTGATGGTATAAAAAGAGCGACGCCCACCTGGGGATAAGGTGAGCGTCATCGCGAGGCCTCGGTGTCAATCGTCCGACCTCACTTTAGAAAGGCTGCGGTTTGCCTTTTGATTGGCGAGGGATCTTAGGTGTCTCTTTGGTGTCCCCCATTTGTGAGTAATAAAGTGTACCGAGCTATAGTCTAGAACTACGCTATCTCACACCACTATCCGCTTTCCCGACCTATCAGTTGCGGACCATCGCCTTCGGGGATAGGGCCCTACAAGCGCAATGTGTTGCTGTCTTCCTCATGAGGAAAGAGCAGTGATAAGACCTGACCGCAGGGAATCAAACCCTATCCTCGTCAGGAGTACCTACAGTACCAGTCAGTGTAGAGTGTGGGGGAATCGAACCACCGCGGCACCGCCACCCAGCACAGCCAGGCCCAAGCCTTTGGATCACACTCCAAGCCCCGAGGGGCAGAGATAAAAGATAAGATACGATGCAGAAAGGTCGCCACCCTTCACCACAAAGGTATATATAATCCTCAACCTGCCAAAACACCATGCGCCACTCTCCCGAGTAGCGCACAGCTGATAGACAAACTTGAAATGGAAATTATGGGGCTAATCCCACAACCCAAGAATAACGATAAGATTTATTACACAGCAACGATACCACCCTTTCCTCAAATCCCCAAAAGCAATACGCACCACCTTCCCAGGCAGTGCGTACTAAAATCAAGCTACACTTGATTAGCCAATTAACCTATTATATCCACACCACAAAGGTACAAAAGATATGCGCACCACCCATGAGAGTGATGCGCAGACCCAGTTTAACAACTAACCTAAATAGTATGGGAGACTCAACAGTGCAAAGATACACCTTTATACGAGAACATGCACCACCCCGAGGAGCAGTGCATGTAACCCTAACTAAACAATCAATATGAAGCCAATTACCTACCGCCACAAAGATAATACATATCAAAGAAGTATGCACCACCCCATATAGAGATGATGCATACAAACAATGGCACACACGAGGGGAAGACTCCCCTACCGCAAAGATATGCATAAAAGCGATACGCGCTATCTTCACAGACAACGCGTACCATATCAAACTATAAACCAATGGAAATATGATGTGCTGGGAAAAAGCTCAAAACCCAGCAACACAAAGGTACACATAAAACAAATACGCGCTACCCATCCCGGGCAACGCGTATCTAACCGATAAATACCAAACAGTTATGTCGAAACTTCTCACACCAAAGATACACACTTCTTCCTCCTCAACCAAAATACTCACACCATTCCCACCCCAGCCACCATACATACACCGCTAAGTCCGGCACCTACACAACACCCTTCCAAGACCGCCAACCACATCTACTCCCTCTTCCTCAACCAGAACACTCATGCCAATTATATTGATGACAACCGCTTTAGGTCTACAAAAAAAATGACCATGATTTTTTTTGAAAGTCGATGAATTTACAAGCGCAATGGACTCCCGCTTCGGACCCCTCCCGCTTCCGACGATCCTGGTTGGTGCCCCCGGTGGTATATGTTATTCCCTGTCAGGGAGCGATGGGTACCACAACGATGTGGGCATCCCACCGCTGAGCATAGCGAGCGACACACGTCATAGCTCGCCACACAGACCTCACCAGTGCAGGACGCTGGCCAGGTCACAAGCGCCAAGGACACAGAGTCCAGCGCACAGCTCAGCAAGGAATGTAACCCAGCTCCACATCAAGGGTGTATTACCACTCTCCTTTCCTCAGGAGAATGTATCACACCTCTCTGCGCACGAAATTCAGTGCGAACAAGACAACAACACCCAGAATAGCTGTTGTAATGACGACTCTAATGGGAAGGCGTGAGGGGAAGGCTGGCTTCTTTCCGGCTGTTCTCCTGTCTGTGGTTATGTGTGTTGTGGCTTATGCTACGGCTATACTTAGCTGTTGTTGCCTTGTTAATCTGTCGTATGCCATCCTGGGTAGGGTGGTGTTCATCCTTATTGTTTAACTTCCTAACACCTTACTGCAATGGAAGCAATCAAGAACCTCCGTGAATCGTCCGTCCTTCTGTCTAACCTTAACATCTCCAGCTATGATGAGCTTGCCGAGCGCATCTACTCCTTCAGTCGTGTTGAGGAATGCCTCTACTATGACATTGATGAGGAGGAGTCTATGGGGTGGGTCGAGAAGATCGTCCTTGACAGTGCTGAAGCGAGAGATAGGGACCTTATGGCAGGCATTAGTATGTTTGCTACTGAGGAAGAGTATCGCATCCTCTACGGCAAGCTATGTGGGATGGCTCAGATGGACTACTGGCTGGACCTCGATATGGAGCTAACTCAGAATGCAGCTATCGCCGCTGAGGAGATGGCGAGAGAGTAAGCCTTCATATCGGATGAGTTCGAGGTATTCTTCGATGAAGAGACCGGTGAATACAAGGTCGGTCACACCGGTGAGCGTCTGACCGCCGAGGACTACGAGGAGATGGAGCGTCTCGAAGTTGATGACAACTTCCACGCCAGCTTCTACGAAGCAGACGCTCTCCCCTTCTAATAACTGCAGTCACCTTCCCCACACCGGGGGAGGTGGCTTTATCATACTAACCCTATAATAACAACACGATTATGAACGCATATAGAATCCCACAGGAAACGCTCAAGCAATTCGGTGAAGCACTCTCAGACGAAGCTATGCTCGATGAGCTGCACTCTACGCTTGACCTATGTCTAATCTCTGAGGAAGCCAAATTGATCTTTGCTATGCAACTCGTTAAGGCTCACCGTGAAATGGCTGAGTTTATGGAAGAGTATGCAGAGAAGGAAGACTACGTAACCGTCATTAACGCAGCTATAGACGAGAGAAATCGTCGACGCTCCCTGCGTAGCTTCATTGATGATGCCATCCGCGACCAGCGAGCATACATCAAATATCAAGAGGTCCTCGCTGAAAAGACCGACGACCTCCCATTCTAAAGCCCTGAAGGGGGAGGAGGGCTAAAGCCTCCCCCATACTTAACAATAACCGCCTAACGGCACAACACCTACAGATATGAATGCTATCAACGTCAACAACGAGATCACCGCTATCATCAACGCAGCTAAGACCGCCATCCCAAATGCCGGCACCAAGGATAGCGCAGTCATAAACTATCGCCTTGCTTACGAAGCCATCGTCAAGCTGATGAGCAAGGCACCCATCCTACAGTTCGTCCTATGTCTAATCATTAGATGGGCACAGCCCAGCCAGAAGAAGGCTACGCTCCTACGTGATGCCCTCGACAATCGCATACGCAGGTATGGCCTCCTGAGGAAGGTAGCAAGTTCTCTTCCCTCCTTCTATGTCCTGATGGGTGGTGCTATCGCACACCTCATCTTCCGCATAAGCAAGAAGGAGAATGGTGCTCTGTGGCTGACACATATCTTCCAGAATGGTCCTTACCACAGCAAGGCAAGCATCCTGCGTAATGGTGCTATTGCTCTGGATAGCCTGCGGGAAGACGGCAACTATGGAACAAGAGCTGAGGCCAGAGCGCTGAACGTTGTCGTCTCCGTCTGCCACTACGTCGGCATCTCCGACCCCCTCCTGTGTGCCCGCCTGTACCTCTGCCGTCAGGTGTACCGCATCTTCTAGCCGGCTTCGCCGAGTGTTTTATGTTATTCCCTATCGGGGTGTGGCTGTTGCCTGCATCCCGGTGGGGCCATCCGGCTGGTTGCCATCCGGTTATAACCCTTGCGGCCTACGGCCGAATCTTGGATGTTATTCCCTGTCGGGGCTTTCTGCCGTCCATGGCTCCGCCTTCGCCATCCTCCCGGCCTCTACATTGCCGGTGCGAAGCATCGCCACGTCTCTACCGCCTGCACGGAACTGCAGGTACCGCCGATTGACTTCGGTTCACCAGTATGGTCCGCTCTAAGGACCGCCGCTACCCGACCCACGGTGGGAAGGGAGCATCACTTCAAAAGCGAATAAGAATTATGGCTCGCAAGACGAAGATCGCAGCTGAAGCTGCACAGAACAACATCGCAACTGAACTTAACAACGCCGAAGTTCAGGGTATGCACGTAGACGGCGTTGAGGCTACTGAAGCTACTCCAGTCAATCCCTTTGAGGAGACTGTTGAGACCGTAGTAGAGCGCCCACGCGCATATACGGTTACGGCTAAGTCCGTAGAGCTTACGCAGATGGCTGACCTCAAGAAGCTCGGCGTGCTCAGTACGTTTGTGATGAAGACCCAGTATGGCGACCGCCAGCAGGCCTTCATCAGCGTAGATGGCAAGCCTACAGCAGTATGGGTTAATGGCACCAAGGAAGGCCCACAGGTCTTCGAGGATGCGCTCGCCCTTACGCAGCAGACAGGTCAGGTGTTCCACGTGAACCTCCAGATGCGCATCGTAGACAATCAGCCTGCCGGGTACAACCTGTTCATCGGTAACTACGAGGCTGACCCACGCTACAAGATGAACTTCTTATAGCATTACAGCTATGAACCAGATGGTCATCTTGGACGAACTCAATCCCTCAGTGACTTCGGTCATTGAGGCGATTGATATCGTTTCCGCTGGGAATCAGATGCTACGCGACTTCCTGGACCTTGTACGCAAGGCTGGGGTGAAGCGTCAGCTCGTCTATTATAATCAGGATACGTCACGTATGTGTCTTGACTTTACCACGGAGAAGCCTGTAGAGGTAGTCCGTGGTAAGACCATCGGATGGGGAGCCACCGTCTATTGCGGACCAGTACCGCACGAGGCGACCCATCAGACTATCGTCCTTTACAAGGCGTAGAGCGCAAAGACCTCCCAAGGGAGGTCTTTTTTGTATAAGCGGACTATAAGTGCTACGCGCTTATAGCCGAGTACAGGGTTAATACGACAAGCGTGTGGAGCCGCTTGGAACTCCGGCTTCGCACCTGCCGCTTGTATTAGGGGTGTTCACATAGTACGTCTTACTTTCCGTTCTCCTTGTGCGGCCTGCCATTAGTAAGGTGGTGGTAGGTTGCCTGAGGAAGGGAGAAACAGGGGAGAGGCGTACTATGCGAACATCGGACATTGCGCTTTACCCTTGATGCTATACCACGAAGGACACACACATACACATATAGAGCTGGCATTGACCAGCAAGCTAACAGGAGCTTGAGGAAAAGCTCCTGAGGAGAAGACAGTCTAACTAGCGGGTATTCTTAGCACATTACGCCTTAGGACCTTTACGGCCTAAAAGATTAGGGGTACCTTTGCACAACAACAATACGATTATGAAGCCATATCTCAACAACGCTCAGTACGCACTATCACTAGTAATCTCAATCTTTGGTATCCTCTTCCTCATCTGCACTTACGGCTGGAAGGAGGAAGATATCAACATCTTCCTGTGGTTTATCGGTCAGGTGATCGGGTACGCCACATTCTTCGCCGTAGCAGCTGCCATGCTCGGTACAGTAGAACGACTAACAAAGCACAACTAATGGACAGAAAGACCGCTGAGGGGCTTATGAACAAGCTGGTGGAGATACGCTCAGGATGCAAGCTCAAGTGGCCGTGGAAGTACGCATATCCACTCAAGGCCATATATCTCATGGTACCTAACAACAGCAAGAGGTACTGTTACTACATCCAGCACACTGAGGAGAGACTTAGTGGCGAGAACGAGCGTAGAGTACACCTGACGTTCTTCAGGGGACCATACGCTGCCTCTCATATTGCAGCTGCATACGTGAACTACTCTTTCCTGGAAGAGTTTGACCACGCCAGCTTCAGGACGAGCTCTATAGATAACAACTTCGTACGACAGCGAATCAGGGAAGCAGTGTTCAACATCCTAGTAGACCGCTTCTGGGAATGGGAATACGCTGTTATCCCTAAGGAATATAACCCTGAGGAGATGAGGAGACAGGTAGAGCTCAATGTCGTTATCCCTGACTACGATGAGGTAGACGGTGTACTACACGCCAAGACCCATCCAGGGACCGACAGACAGGTAGACTACTACATCAGGACTGAGAGAGCCTTATCGGTAGAATCCTCAGGTCCTGGTCTCCTCATGTACCACCACTTCTGGGATAGGGATGATAAGGATAGCAGTCCTAGACAACTCACTAAGGAAGCAACGATGACGCTCCTCCTCTCAGTCCTACGCACAGAGGACAAGATGGTAGAGCGAAGAAAGAAACGCAACAAGTAAGACAAGAATAGTATGAGCAAGACAGCAAGAGAGATCTGCATAGAGTACGCAAAGGCCTCAAAAGAAGAAGGCTTAAAGCTACTACGCAAGCGCTATGTAGACATGATTACAGCCCTACGACTCTACAACGCTAAGCGACAGATTAGACCAAGCCAGGAAAAGACGAGACTTGCAGCGCATAGGGTGGACACACTTATCGGCTTCCTCAAGTACGGAAACCACAAGGAAGGTCAAGTTGCGGCTGAAAAAGCTGGCAATCACATCTACGACTATCTGATCATGATCGCAGAGACGGTCGTACAGAACGCAGAGATAACAGAGATCATAGAAAGTCCAACATATACATACGAGTTTATCCTTCCAGCGTTCTATCACAAGGGCTTTGTGACGGACCCAAAGACTGTAGAATATATCAAGTCCTTTGACTTTGAAGCTAGGTTAGCTGCAAACGTGTACAGAAGTATGGAGGACTCAAAGTACACTCTATGGGCAATGAAGGATCTCTTCCTTATCGGATGGATCCTTGGCATCGACTTAGACGAAGAGATAATTCAACTCACCAAGAAAGAAAAGTAACAATATGGAAAAAGCAGAGTACCAAGGCGAAGCTCACTACAAGGGCTATCAGTACGAGCCTATCAAGTTTATCACTGACATGAAGTTCGACTTCATCCAGGGTAATATCCTCAAGTATCTCGTACGATATCGCAAGAAGAATGGCCTACAGGATCTGAAGAAAGCGAGGAACTACGCTGAGTTCGGTCATAGCTATCCCAGCCGTGTGACAAGCTACGGTATCGTTCTTGAGGAGGACTGCAATCTCGAGAGAGTGTGTAGCTTCGTCTCACAGGAACAGTTCGACAAGACAACTCAGGACTTCCTCATGATCGTAATCACACTTATCTGCAACTACCAGATGAGGGAGCTTGCTCACCTCATCGATATGCAGATGGCGGTAGAATACCCTGCAGACAAGCAAGATGAATAACGAGACTAACCAAAGAATCAGGATCCTTGACTCTATCTCAGATGCGTCAGTGGCCGTATCTGAGCTTAGAGCCAGATTCGACAAGCTCATTGATAGATGTGAGGTAGAGAACCGATATCCATCTATCAGGGAGCTAAAGGATATGGTAGGATTCATAGATGGAGTAGCTATACCCATCCAAAGAGCACAAGAACTAATCAATGAACCAGTAAGAATAAGTAAGACATGGACAAGCTAGAATCAATACAGGTAGGTGGAGATCACTACAAGGGCTACGACTATCAGCCTCTTGATCTCATCGAGAACCTCAACCTCTCTTTCGCAGAGGGATGCATCCTCAAGTACGTAGTCCGCTTCCGTGATAAGGGAGGCAAGGATGATCTCCTCAAGGCACTAGACTATGTAAAGCGAGAGCTGGTCAAGTACTTAGATACGCCTGAGGAGGAGCGACAGGTGAAGAAGGTCGACCCAGAAGCCATCGCTAATATCGTATTCTTCGCTATTCAGGACAGAGTCAAGGACGAAGATAAAGACTTCATCATTAACGTAGCTAAGTACCTGTACGCCGGGATGATGACCAAGGTAGGTGAGGTTATCATGGATAAAATCAAAGAGCTTTACCTCAATGAGGATGGTATGCCCAAAAAGACTCTACCATCAGCACCGGCAGAACAGCTTAAACAGATTAAAGAAGCTGCAGAGCACGTACTGAGTGAAGTCCAGAAGCGAGAAGATGAAGCGAAGGGCAATGGCTTCTTAGAGGTAGCAATCGCCAACAGCGAAAACTGTAGTGATATGAAACTCATGCTACAGATCATAAGAGATACTATCACACTCTAACCACAACGCCCACATCGCCCTACCCCGGTGGTGTGGGCTTTATTAGTATAAGCACAATGAGAGAACTACTAAGATACATCATCATCTTCTTCCTCGGAGGTATAGTAGCTGCATCAGCAATCCTTTCCTTCCTCAAAGACCATGAGGAAGAGAGAAAGAATGAAGAACCAGGTCTCCTGTGGATGGCAGACACCAACAAGAAGTACACAGACTTCGAGCCTGGTCTTGTAGCCTTCCTCAAGGACACACCCACGCACAAAGTCCTCTACGCCATCGACGCTAATGAGGAAGCCGAGAGTTACCTCGGTCTCTACTTGATCACTGACAGCGCAGGTACCACCTTCTCAAAGCTCCTCTTTATGGCTAAGAGCGTAGAACAGCTTCAGGAGGCCGCAGAATGCCTCAGCGGTACAAATGCCCGGAAAGGAACTTTGAAGCTCCAACAGGGGCTCAAATGAGCCCACAGAGTAAAATATAAACTAACATAACAATGGATACAGCAAGATACGCATCACTATCGTACGTCATTGAAGGCCCTCAGATGATCCTAGGGTACATCAATGGCGTTATCAACAAGTACATGCAGAACAACGGAAATACCTGGCTTGGTGGTATGCTATACGACCTGGGTGCCGTCAAGGGAGATCCCCAGGTAGTCTGCCCACGCTCCTACCTCAACTCTATAGAGGTCGATCTGTCAGAGTCGCCAGTCGTACTACGCCTTGAGACGGAGGAGATGTACGGCAAGTCCGAGTTCATGCACTGCCTAGCCCAGGAGTTCAAGGACATCAAGATCTACTATCGCGAAGTAATGCGTGAATGTGGAGTACTCAAGACCAACGATGAGGAAGGGAAATACTTCCCTCACAGATACCGAGTAGACTACAAGGTAGGAGATAAGAGCGGTACAGAGTACGTCAAGACAGAGGACGAAGCCCTTGACATCGCCTACAAGCTCACAGACATCGGCTTCACAGAGCTCTTAGAAGTAGAGTGCTGGAACAACGACCAGGCCTACGACGAGGGTACTGACGACTACATATACATCAACGAGTTCTTAATATCAGACTAATATGCCAAACTGGGATTCAATACAATACACCATCAGAGGAGAGGAGAATGAGCTGCAAGAGATCTATGACGCTCTCCTCAAGATGAAAGAGTCGGAACATCCCGACTGGGTAGGGAGCGTACTTACGGGTCTAGGCTTTAATAGGAAATCCTTAGAAGACTACCAGCTTAGAGCCTTCGTACAAGACTTCTCCTTAGAGGATGGTCAGCTAGTCATCACAACCGAAGAGGCTTGGTGTATGACGCACTTCCCCAATTTACTCCTTGAGGTATTCCCTAACCTTGATATCTTGTATATTGAGGAAGAGCCAGGTTGTGAGATCTACGAGACTAACGACGCAGAGGGCAATACTTACCCTGATCGAGCTAAGGTAGACTACTCTATCAACGGCAAGGACGGGACCGAGTACTTCCACTCAGTGGAAGAAGCTATCAAGTTCGCCCAGGAAGTCTCAGGTACAAACCTCAGATCATCTAAGCAATTCAGAGAATGGAGTAACAATGACCCTGACCTAGATCACTATTGCTACGTCAATGTGTTCAAAGTCACAAACGAGTTTAGATAATGACAGAAGATCTAAGACAGCGAGTAAAATTCTTCGGGCAGCTTGCAATAGCTTACTCTATCCTCAATGAGGAAGATAGTCAGAAAAGCAAGGATCTAAGAGAAGAGTTGCAACTCGAAGTGTTTATGCCTAATACATCGCTTGACAAGGAAGGGAAGACCATTCTCGTTGCGATCGAAGACTCAGTCATCTCTATAGGCATATCTCTAATCGCAGCGCAGAAGTGTGGGATCATGCCAATCGAAAAGGATTTTGAATGGGCTATCCAATCAAGATTCTTTGCTCTAGAGCTTTGTTCCATAGGCCTGACTGAGGCTGATGACCAAAATCAATGGTATATCAATAGCTACATAAAGGGCATAGAAGTAAAGCCAGTCATACCATCCGCACTCTATAAGTTCTATGGGCTCAGGCTCATACGACTGGAAGACCAAGAGATGAGCGAAGAGGCAGAAAGTATTGTCTCGGAGATCATACATCATTCCAGGGCAACACTACGAGGCTACCTAGAGGAAGCCTTAGAGAAGAGCGAGAATGGAATAGACCTGAATGATATAGGAGGAAGATCTATAATCATGCAGTATAGTCCCAGCATTGGGGAACGATTCAAAACATTATAATCAAGTAAGAACATGTATCAAGGAGAATTTGAATGGGGCAATCTCGCCCTCATCGGTATCGAGATCCACAAGAACGCCGTCAACAAGGGCTTCTGGGATGAGGAGCTTCCACCCTCACACTACCAGGGGATGATTGTCTCTGAGCTTGGTGAGATGATCAATGCTCACCGTGCAGGGCTCATCACCAAGGTCGATCTTGACGAGCTGATCAACGAGACCGACGACGAGATCTTCAAGAAGCGCTTTGAGGAAGAGGTCAAGAATAACTACGAGGACGAAGGTGCTGACGTAGTCATCCGCGCGCTTGATGCTCTAGCCAACAATGGTGAAAGCGAGATGCGAACCCACCTCGTAGACTCACTCATCATGATCGAGCAGAAGATCAAGAGGACTCTTGAGGAAGAGGAACGTACAGAAGCCTACAAGGAACTCTCTATGCCATCACACGTATGGTACATCATGCGCAACGCAGGCAATATCGATCTAGAGTTCGGTAACGTGGGGTCCTTCTGCCACATAATCGCAGAGATCCACATTATCTCTGAGATTATGGGCTTTGACCTCATGAAGCATATCCAGGTCAAGATGCGCTACAACGAGATGCGCCCATACAAGCACGGCAAGAACTACTAGACTAGCTAGTAGACTAACAACCAAGGTGTCCCCAGCTCTTCTATAAGAGGCTGGGGATGCTTTGTTAATACAGAGACCTATGAGTAAGGATGAAGAGCTAGACAAACTATTTGGGTTCGAGCCTCTACACTTCAAGTACTACCCCTATATCAGAAGCGACAACTGGTATTGCCAATCTAGTCTGGATGTATTTTACGAGGTCACAAAGCGCGATGGTGAGATCATGATCACATCACCAATGGAACTCTTCGGGCAGAAGTTCAATAGCGTAGAAAACGCCATCAAGGCTTGTAGAGAGCACCATAAGAACCTCTTTCTAAACAAGTAGGAGAGATATACTATCTCCTCCTCAAATCCTAATAAACAACAACAACTATGATCACCAAGGAACAAATCAAGGAACAGCTGAAGGACCCAGAGTGGGTAAGCCCAGCTGGAAAGGAGACCGGAACTACGAGATGCGTATGGGACCCAGTATGGGGGATGCGCATCCTAGCAGTTAGAGATCCCTTTGCAGAAGGATGGATAGCAAACGCCATTCATCCAGGATACTCAACAGAGATCTGAACAGGCAAGACCTTCCCAGAGATGGAGGAGGAAGTAAAGGAGTGGGTCGCAGATGAGATCTATCAAGTACTAAAACAATCAAAGCAATGATTAAGACATATAGAAGCAAGGATGGGATCATCTTCAAGGGCCTACAATACAACGGTAAGAACATAGAAGAGTTCTACAAGCAGGTCAATGACCCTAACAATGAAATGGGAATACGCGTGCAGACTGGGATGACATCACCAGTAACAGAAGATGCCAGTGGACTTTACGTCTATTTCCACGGAGGATATCTAGAGCTCAAGAAGGGCGATCACTTCTTGTTTAGCCGGGACACCCTACTATACGGAGTGTTCAATAATGGTGAACTAAAGAGGGAATTTGAACAAGTCAAGTAGAATCAGGGCCTCCTCAAAAATGAGGGGGCCTTTAATAGTATAAGCTATGGATATGCAATTGATTCACCTGGTCTCCGAGGCGCAGGAGATTTACAGGAAAAAGAGTCCTATCGAACAAAGGAAAAGGAAGAATCGAAAGAAAAAAGGGATAGAGATCGCGAGAGTATGCGGTGTTGGGTTGGACTACTACATGCTAAGTAGACATGAGAGGCGAGCCTATGAGTATATAGCGTCATGTGTCAACAAGATCCGACGCATGGACTCTGAGCTACTAAAAATGACCGCAATCATGGAGATGCTGCATTTGTCGGGAGCCATGAATGTAGGAGAATCAATCTGGATGGGAGACATCAGCATCAAGGTGGATACCAAAGATCTTGCACAGGATAAGCCAGATCAGGTGAGAATGATCGCGAGAGGCTACATAGAAGTAGAATACAAACATCAAGACGAAGTACGAAGAATCAAGATAAACGAGATCGGGGAAACCAACCATAAGCAAGAACTCGAAGATGGAGTACCACTAACTAGGGTAGCAAGCATGCTGATCTACATACTTGAACGCCTGCCTGAGTTCAGGGAGTTCTTCATCAAGGAAGTAACAGAGAAGCTAAACAAGATAAAGTAAAAGATATGACAAGAAAGAACCGCAACGAGCTACTACGATCTATCGCCATGGTGCTCATCTCCTTCATCGCAGGACTCAGCGCTGTGGTATTCTTTGAGACTGACATGATCACCGGCATCACCCAGACCGCCATGTGCCTATCTGTAGCCGTCTGTATGCGCCTTCAACGGTACGAGTAGTATGATAGACCTCATAAGGCTTTATCTCTTCGTACAGGGCGTTTATTTGATCCTGGCTAGTGGGTACCCCACAGAAGTAAGGGCTTTTGTTATCCTCACATTCATCTGTGCGATAGCGAGAGCTGAGCAAAGAAGAAGTAATAGATCCTGAGGAAGGGACAGTATCCTCTCCTCAGGAGCAAATCAACAAGAACAACTATGAATGAGAACCTAATCCCTGAGTGCAGGGAGTTCACCATGATAGAGGAGCTATGGCCTATCAAGAAGTACGAAGGCAATAGACCTATATGGGATTGCCGTGAGTGGCTCGTAGAAGCCCTACAAGGCGAGATCTTGACTCACGTAAGGAAGTATAACCACCCATACATTTTGACGCTCTCAGAGGAGCCTATATGGACCGAGGTGGCATATAAGAACAGGAGAGACACGATGTACACGCTAGATATGCAGAAGCTCTCACCCCTTGAGGTAAGCATGATCGTCACACCCTTCCTCAAGAAATGGTATAATGTCTACCAGGATGAGAAGTCTAAGTGTATCAAGATCTCAAGAAAGGAGATCCCGGGCCTCAAGCCTCTCGAGATTCCGGAGATACCAGGAGTCTATGAGCACGAGAAGCTTTCAGCAAGTCTATTAAGACGGCTGGAGCTGCAAACAGCCAAGGACTACCTAATGAGAATGGAAATGCGGGAACCAATTACCATAGAGGTAGAGGAGCTAGAAGATTCAGAGGTTATAAACGTCTCTACTTCGATCGAAGGTAAAACGGTAAGCCTGAAGTTGGAGACTAAAAGCCTCTACCAACATCTATACATAGCAACAACAACAATAGACAAGGAACTAACAGAAAAGACTATGTTCAAAGATGGGAAGATCGGTTCAATGTATGTCCATACTGCACACGAAGCCTTTAGTGGCCTATATAGCACCATATCTGAATTAAGAAGAAGACTCAAATCGTATGAAGCAAAGAATCGCAACAATAACGATCGATAAGATCAGGGGCGCCACAATGGACTACTTTGAGACAAACATCGAGGTGGTCCACTCTATGATCAACACAGATGGCGATGTCACCGAGGGTAAGGAGAGGAGAGTACATCGCTCTCCTCACATCGAAGATGAGCTGTTATGGATCTCAGAGACCCTCAATCCTGAGGAAGAGAGAGATGAGTAATCCTCTTCAATTCTCATAAATTAAAGAGAATCTTCCAGAACTTATGAACCCCAGCAATGGGAATGTATAACTCTAATCACAAGTTAAAATGAAGCTATTCCAAGCTAAGGTCTCGTATGAGACCACCTTTGATGAGAAGGTGTCCGAGTCTTACCTCGTCGAAGCACCCAACTACGCCTTCGCTGAGATCCTCATCGAGAAATGGGTGACACGTCAGTACGCCTACAAGAAGGACAGCCTCAAGATCGACTCTCTCAAGGTCGTCAAGGCTGAGCTCGAGATGCAGGAGCTACGCGAGGATCAGTATCCACTCTTCTTCCTCGTGACATATCAGGTAGACACGATCTCTGAGGTTGGCAATGTCGCCAAGAGCACCACACGTAAGCTCTTCCTCTCCGTAGAGGACTTCACAGCGGCCTTCGCACTCGCTACTAAATTCAAGAAGGACTTTGACGGTGAGAGCAGCCAGGAGACGATCCTCTCTATCAAGGACACGCCCATCGTAGCTTTCCTTGAGGATTCTATCGTAGATCAGTTCATCCTCAAGCAAATCAAAGAAGAAAAGGAAAACTAACAGACAATGACGCAAGAAGAAAAAGAGCTCCGCATCAAGGAGCTAGAAGCAAGTAAAACTAAGACTGAGAACTTCATCGATCTAGCTAAGAGCGCAGAAGAGCTAGCCGACGCTACTATGGACTTCTTCCTCAAGATGAACCGGGCAGTCGTCAATCATGAAGATCCAGGCACAACAACCAAGCTCTTCTCAGAGGGAATGACCACCATCACAGCCCTCGCTATGTACACCAAGCTCTCTTCCTCAATGACTGTAAAGCTAGAGGGGATCCAGCTGGACATCATCGACGCTCAGCTAAAGAACCTAGGCGTAGGCGCGCTTATGGACGCAAGAGACAAGAGCGACGATAATAACCCTATCGCTAACTAGTCTTCTCTAGGCTAAGTAGTATATGTGAAACAGGCAGACCACCGGCTATCTCAATCAGGGGTAGTCGGTGGAACGCTTAATATCAAAAGCAACATGGGAAAATACGATAAGGTAGAACTAACATTCTGGGATCGGTGGGGAGGTTTAATATATCCACTAATCTTCCTAGTACCCATATTCATAGGGATGTGTCTTGATGCGAAAGATCAGCACCTGAGAGATAACGGTGTTGTAATAGAAAAGACAGTCAAGCCCGCATGGATATCCTCAGAAGATAACTACTACCTGACAATCAAACGTGACGACAAGCACGTCATAGAAGAGCGAGTGGCGAAGATAGTCTACATGGATACCAACGTAGGAGACAGAGTAAAAATCAATAAGCTGAAATGACAAAACAAGAAATACTAGCCCAGCTTGAACCACTAGACTGGAAGCAAGACCGTAGAGACCCTAGAGCTCAAAAGGCTGGCACCATCTTATGGTATGACATTGAAATCAAGCATGAGGCTAATGGCTTATACACGATCTCAAAGGTCGATATCGCAGACAGCAAGACTAAGATCTTTGAGAACGTAAGCTCAGAAAAAGATGCCAAGGAGATAGCATGGGCAATGTATGTGAATCAAGCAACAGTAACATTTGGAGAATTATGACAAGGGAATATCTAGAACAAGAGTTAGAAACTCTAGAATGGGAAGAATCAGCATGCTACAGCGACACACTGGAAGCAGCAACCATCAGCTTCAACTTTGATTACTTAATATCAAAAGAAGAGGATGGATACACCCTGAAAGCTGAAAACTGGGAGCAAACTATAAATACCACTATAGCAACAGGGGTAAAAACTGAAGAAGAAGCCAAGCTACTAGCCTGGGATGATTACATCGATAGAACTATGAGAATGTTTAAGTAAGGATCATGACAAAAGAACAACTAAAACAGGAGCTTAAACCATTGCACTGGAGTCGAAGGAAGATCGGGGATAGAGAGGATATCTATGCCCACTCTGGAATACAGTGCTCTTGGTATAGCATATACGAACTAGATGGTATGTACGCAGTGGCCATCGAGGACTTTGATAGAAGGTGGAGCGTTGGCATCGCAGTCAACATCAAGACGATAGAAGAGGCTAAAGAAATAGCCTGGGAAGACCACGTAAATTATATACTACAGCAATTCAAGTAACAACTATGACAGAAGAACAACTATCAAAGATACTCAAGCCACTAGAGTGGTATGAGGAAGATAACTATTCCGAGGATCAGACGGCAGGAACAAACCTCTGGTACGACTTCGTGCTAGAGTTCTCAATGGGCGAATACAACCTTCTCAAGAGAGACATCAACGGTGAGGTCGATCTAGTGAGAGATGGCATCAAGACTCTTGAGGGAGGGTATGAGTTAGCTTGGAAGGAGTATGTAGATGACGTAATGAGTATGTTTAAGTAAGAAGAGTTATGAACAGACAAGAGCTAGAGAAGATCGTAAAGCCGCTGAGCTGGACGGAATGTGAAGGCGGCAGGGTTGTGAGGGCTGATACATTACTGCACTACAACCTACGACTAGAAAAGAAAGGAGAGCAATACATGGTGTACAGAGAAGAGTCTCCTCATCATATATACACAGAGTACAACAAGCCGGTAAGTCTTGAAGCCGCTAAAGAGATCGCTTGGGCTAAGTACCTTGACACAGTAGCTAGCATCCTCAAGAACCAGCCAAAGGAGGAAGAATAGGATTATATACTCTCTCTTCCTCAAGTCCCAGATATTCTTCATACCTTTGTGGTGGCCCAGCAATGAAGCCGCCTAGCGGGTGTAGAAGTACACGGCACGCCAAGGGCGGTGGATAGCTGGAGATTCCCCTCCTCATTCATCGGTGTCATCGTACGTCCTGTGAGGAGAATGAAAGCCACCAGGAGCTTTGGGTAGTAACCCAGGGGATATAAAACAATTGACGGATAGGTGGCCGGCTGGTAAAGTGATCCGCGTCTAGGTCTGGACCGACCGAAAGTGAGCTAATACTACTACTCAGGTCCTGATTAGATAAAGAGTAGCGTGTCGATCGACCGTGGGTACGTGTTGCCTGAGGAAGAGAGACAGCCGAGAGGTTGAGGATTGGATACCATAGTGGTACCTCACCCTTGGGGCTAAGAAGCCATCCCCCTATGCGCAGTTTAACTAGGTTCGGGTTCGCCCGAAAATGTGCCTCGCGCGCGCGTTATTTGAGGAAGAGAAGAGTATGTTCTTCTACTTATATATCCTTCCTCAATACCTATTAAATTGCCTAGGGGATGGTGTATCCATAAGTTTTACTTGAGACTAGGAATAGTATCAAGTTCTAATAGTATAGACCAATGCGAGATTTGCTGATTTTCCTATCGATCTTCGTCCCTATGGGTACATATATGTACAGCGTTGTGGTCTTCCTGAATCGATGGACAACCGAGAAGCAAGAGAGAATATACAAGACAATCATCGTAGTCTCAGGACTACTCACAGCAACACTACCATTTATCACGATGGCTGTACTAGCACCACCTACCAATGCTGTGCTCGTGGACAAGACGTTCGTACCATCAGGATATATGTACAACTGGGATGCAAGACAACTAGAACAACGTATAGAGCGCAGAGAGACGCGCTACTACTTCATAGTCCGCAAGGATGATGGTCGAATCGTTGAGGAGCGAGTCGACTCAGCTACCTACGTCAAGACAGATGTGGGTGAGAGAATCCTTGTAGACTAAGATCACTCAAACGCAAAGATGGAGCGCACCTGTGTTGCTCATATCGCTAAACGCACTATCTTTGCATCGGTTCCATTTATTGAGTGATTACACGACGTGGGTTCGCCTCTTAGCCATAATGGAGGCGGCCCACACAAGGCTGGTTAGCTCAACAGCATAGAGCAGAGGTTTCCTAAACCTCAGGTTGGGGGTTGGAGTCCCCCACCAGCCACATAGCCGGCCATGAGGTCGGCTATTTTAGTATAAGCAAATAACAACCAAACGAAATGGAAAGTAGAAGAGAACGACGAGAACGAATAATCCAAGAGACATGGAGAAAGCTAAGAGATACTGACAAGCCAGCTATCCCATCAAGCGTCAAGTGTGCAGATCAGAACTACATAAAGATAGATATCGACGGAGTAAACTCAGCGATATGCTTTCAGGTCAACTACACCTCTTGGGATTTAGGCTTTGAATCAATACGACTGGAGGAACAAGACTTCCAATGGAAGGACGAGGTAGCAGGACTTGACCTATCAAGACTTGAGGAAAGGATAAGTATAGAGATGACCCAAGAAGCCAAGGTCATAAAGATCAAGCTCGATAATGGGCGGACTATAACTTTCCCATTTAAGACAAGGGTAGGCCTCTATACAGCGGATGGAGGCTTCCACATGCATCTGGAGAAGCAGCCACTAGTCTTCGACAACGTAGAGTTTAGGGTAGAGATCCTAATGATAGGTTACGAAATCAAGACGTTGTACGTGAAGACTAATCAGGAGATAAGCAAATAACAAGCAAATAGGAACGACAATGAAAATCAAGGTATTACTGACGAAAGAGCAAGAATTTGAGGTAAAGGAGCAAGATATATACAACCTCATCATAAGGAATATAGAAGCTAATGGGAGGGATCAACACGATCCTAAAGTCGTAAATGACTACCTTTACCTGATCCCGGATATGCTGCGGGTTGCAATAAGTGATAGGTTTAACCGATATTACAAGGACAACTACGACATATTCAGCTTAAAGGATCAAGCGGAAACAGTCAGGGAAGTTCAAGAACAGGTACTATCTATTCACCGCGAGAAGACGGAGAAGTACAACGAGCAATTGAGGAAGAGAGAAGAGACGAACAAAGCGCATCAGCACTACAACGATCTACTCAGTAAGCTACCTAAGTCCCAGCAGACAGCCTTTGGTCCACTCTTCATAGAGTCAGTAGACGAGCGTGGCATCAATATGCGACACGAGAATGGTGAGCTGTATGGGATCAAGGAAGATAGAGAAAATGGCTACTTTGACTTTAGTGGTATCAAGGAAGACCTACCCTTCCTAAAGGACTTAAAGTTCTACATAGACCTAAAAGATATCAAGCGATCTCTCGTACCATCATCGAACGTGGGAGTCAGGATAATGCCAGATAATGGCCCGTCCATCTTCATCCCATTAGACCTATACAACTATGATGAAGGCTACGACAATGCCATCATCGGTCTCACATACAACGATGTGATGCTGACTTGTATAAACATATAGAAAGCAGAACTTATGAAGAAAGAAGAAATTGCAGCCATCAAGGCTAGTATGGTACAGTACACAGGTACTAAGACCATCATGGCAACACCAATGTCACGAGGAGAATACAACGCTCTACGTGGATGGGAAATACCAGCAGGCGAAGATCCTAGCGACCCAGGCTATCTGGTACAGTATGAAAATGACAGCAAGGCTAACGTAGAAGGTTTTGATGGGTATATCTCATGGTCTCCTCGGAAGCCATTTGACCTGGCGTACAATAAATCTGGAACACTCAAGCAGCGTATCTTCATTGAGATGGAGCAGCTCTACAGACGCATGTTCCTCCTGAAGAAATATATTCATGGGGAAAGTCCAGACAGCGAACACTACAGACTCTTAATCATCCAGCTCAAGGCTATGGAAACGTACTATCACGTCCTGTGCGCGAGATATGAGATGCTAGAGAGTAAGTAACAGACACCACAGAAAAGACAACCTCATCCTTCCTCAAAGACTAATACTTAATGAGGAGGCTGAGGTTGTCTTAGCATAAGATGTAAAAGAATATGGAAATGAAAAATTTAGAGCTAAAGAGAGGGTATCAACAGATAGCTTCACATAAAACCATAGCTAGCTTCAAATTCGCTAACATGAATGTTCAATACACCTATGTAATGAGCCAAGTGGAGATCGATGAGGAGAGAGCAATCTATGCTGGATACCTAATGAGAATCATTAAAGGGCCAGACTTGAAGGTTATGGGTGAGATGATTAAGACCTGGGTAGACAAAACACCATCTTACGAGGATGACCTACACAAGCTAATCAACGAGGATCGGGAGATGCTGGTAAAGCAGATCCTGCAAGAAGAAGACGAAGAATAGAGCTAAGATATGGAAGAAGGAAGAAAGGTCCCATACGCACTACAAATTGTAGAGGTAAAAATAGGGGACAGCGAGAAAGCAAGAGCCTACGCAGTGGTATGCCAATGGGAGGCTCAGAGAATCACTATAGAGTCCGAGATTAGAGATCAGCACCAGATATACAGTAGCTCGGGTATGAGCTTTAAGTACAAAATGGATAGCTTTAAGCTCATAGACGATAAAATCCTGGAAGCTGGAGGCAAAAGACTCTACCTTATAAAGATGTCGATATGCGCTGAGTGTCTAAATGGCGAGTACAAAGATCTCTACAGATACCAGCTTGTAAAGGCTGAAACCGCTCTACAGGCTAAACAAGCCTCCTCAAAAAGCATGTGGCTGAGGAAAGACCACAAAGACTGGACAATAGAGAAAGCCATTCTAATAGAAGACGTGTACGACATCATTCATATCGGAAAGATTAAGCAAGGATTATAAACAATGAAGACGGCAACATCAACAAAAGAACTGAAGTGGCATGGCTACTCAGATGAGGGTGTAGAGATCTACTACGCATCAGTAGATAATGAGGAAGGTGAGAAGATTGCTGAGTACACTATCAAGATCTACGGAGCTAAGGGTCATCTCTACATGCAACACACAGTAAAGAAGCCTGATGGGTGGCCACTATACGGAGGAGAGTACCTCATTGACGAAGCACGTAGATGGACCCTTGACTGGGCAAAGGGTGTGGCAGAGAAGCACTTCAAGGAGAATTACAAGCAAGTAGAGCAATGAAACAATCACTGACCGACAGAATCGCCCTGTGGTGCGCTAAAAACATCGGGGTGGATGGATGCCTCCACTTTATAGCGATCGCCTCACTGACGAAGATTGTGAGCCTCCTAGGGGGTATCTGGGTGGCTATCGTCATCTCTGCGGCTATCTCGGTAGCCAAGGAGGTCTGGGATGCTAAGAGAGGCGGCTACTTTGACAAGAAGGACCTAGCCTGTGACGCACTAGGTATTCTCTTCGCTCTCCTCATGTCCTTATAGAAGTATTACCTTTGTGCCATAGGTCCTGAGGAAAAGCCAAAGGACATAACTATATCATATAGAGTATGGCAAAGAAGTATTCATACATCAAGGAAGAACCTATCAGCGCCGCAGGTCCTGATGGTACGACTGTGAGGAAGGAAGGATTTATCCCTACCAAGGCTGAGGATATCAAGGTAGAGCAGATCGACGAAAACGGAGCTAAGCTCAACCAGGAGTACTACCTGTCTTGGGTAAACCAGACTGGTGCTAAGCCCAAGCAATGGCCCGATGGTCGCATCGGTCTAGTTGCTGAGATGGAAGACGATACTAAGAAGTACTGGATCATGGGCCAGGATGGTAACGTCCGAGAGTACAAGAAGTACCCTGGTGGTGGCTTCTTTGTAGAGGACTGGAAGCGTAAGCTCGATCGCTCCTTCGGTATCACTGATGAGATGTGGGAGCGTAAGGACAAGAAGATCGACCTGATCCATGCCTTTATGTTCTTCGTGCTCATCATCGTACCAGCATTTGCGGTAGTAGGAAGCCTAGCATGGTGGCTACACAACGCAGTAAACTAACAAGTCAAGGGGTGGGCCTAGTGCCTGCCCCTAACTATTTAACAACAAACAATTATGATCAATAAAGAAGAAGCCAAGTACTTATGCACTGTTGCAAAGAGAAACATCAGGGAATCCCTCGCAACTCACAGCATCTTGGATGACCTTGAGGAATACGCAAAAGAGCACCACGCTGACGACGAAGGTCTCATTAAGCTGGTAGAGGAGCTCGACAAGGCTATGCATAAGAGGGCTCATGCCGATCGTATTCTTGATGGCATCATCCTGTATCACTACGACGAAGCGTAAGGACCAGATACGTTCGCTACCTTTGTAGTGCTATAATGTCGCACCCTTCCCAGGGTGTGTGAATTGAAACAATAACACAGGAAATATGAGAAAGCTAAAGGTCAAGAAGACCAACCTAATGAAGATCATTGATGAGCTTCAGAATACCGTAGCGTGCTACAAGGCACTCTACATGAACGAAACAGACGAATGCGCCTATATGGGCGAGGAGTGCTTCACCTCAGAAGTGCTGCGCGTAACAGACACTGAGGATGATTGCTATACCTGTCTCCTCACAAACAAGGATCTATATGAGGTCCTAAGAATCACCAAGCGATACCCAGAGACTATCTTCATCTGGATTGAGGAGCTTGGTCTGTGGGGTCTCGTGATTCAGTCCTTTGGTATGCTCTACAGTGGTGTAGAGATGTACGAAGTGGCTGAGGAAGGAGATGAGGATGTGATGGAGGTAGAGTTCCCATTCCCCGGGGAAGATGACCCTGAGGAGGACGACAATGAGGAAGAGGATGAGGAATAATCCTTATCTTTGACCTGTCGTTACTGAAAAGCTGTATCGCCAAGGCGACATAGTTGTGCTTATTATAGTTGATGGTATTGGGGGTGGCTTCTGACGAGGTCACCCCCTTATCTAAGAAAATCAGTAACATGAGTACAAAGCATAAGAAGAAAAGAACTAAGAATTACAAAGGACCGCCTATGGATAGAGAAGGAATGCGCAACGCGTTAGTCCGGTTACTTATGATAAACAAGGCTAAGCACATCCTCCTCAACCTACCTACAGGCTTTGGGAAATCCGCGCTGGCTATCGAAGTAATCAACTGCATCAAAGACATCAAGAGCGTGCTCTTGCTGGTCAATGAGGTCGGTCACGGCAAGAACTGGGAAAAGGAGTTTGAGAAGTTCCTGTGGAAGGAGGGAGTAGAATGCGAGACTTATTGCTACCACTCTATGCACAAGCTGGCAGGTAAGGAGTACGATCTCATTATCGCTGATGAGGCGCATCACCTAGTCACCGACAAGCGTAAGGAGGCGTTCATAGATCTCAAGTCCACATACACTGTCTTCCTCAGTGCCACACTGAAGGAGGACGAGGTACTTCTCCTCAGACACTTTAGGCCAGGACTCAAGAAGCTCAAGGTCTCCCTGAAGAACGCCATTAAGTCTGGTGTACTACCGGAGCCTGAGATCTGGGTGATGCACTCTAGCCTTGACAACAAGGTAGCCAATCAGTTTATCAAGGTCGTCAGGGATCCCAATAAGCCCTTCACCGTAAAGGCTGGGTACGACAAGAGGTTTTTCTGGCTATCCAAGAAGCATAACCCATCAGCCAATGTGCTGATCAGTTGTACAGAGAAGCAGTACTACGACTACATCGAGAACCGTGTAGCCTGGGCTAAGGATAACTTCGACCAGCAGCCTACAGAGTACAACAAGCAGGTATGGCTTAACGCCTGTATAGAGCGTAAGAAGGTAATAGGGGAGATTAAGACATCACGAATCAAGAGTATTACTGATCGCATCCGCGCTAAGGGTAAGAGGTTCGTGTGCTTCGTCTCCTCAATAGACCAGGCTGACGCTCTCAACTACGAGTGCAGCATACACTCTAAGAAGAACAACAACCAAGTAATACTCGACAACTTCAACGACGGACAGATCGATGAGATCTTTGCTGTAGGTATGCTACAGGAAGGCTACAACCTCTTCGACTGTGAGGTAGGTGTTATCTCTCAGCTCGACGCAGGAGAGCGAGGTGTGATTCAGAAGGTAGGACGTGTTCTACGCCATGATAAGCCCCTTGTGGTAATCCTGTGTATCGACAACACCAGAGATGAGGACTTCCTAAAGTCGGCCCTTGAGGTTATCGGTGACGGTCAGAAAGTGTACCACTCAAGATGATAGACATTCTATTTGGACAGATCATATTTAACGACGCGTACCTGGAAAGCATAGGGCTAACCTACCAGGAGATGGCCCTACTCATTAGTAGCAGGCTACTCGTCTCACAAGAAGGAGCAGGAGAGCATCTCTATAATGAGATAGGGCATATCGTCAATATAGTCAAGGAGAATGACTTGTATTTTGCAACGGCAGAGACTGACGCTATTATCTGGAAAGCTCTGAGATGTGGCGTTAAGGAGCTGGATGATGTAGCTCTTGCAGAAGATCTACTCTTCCACTACAAGCCAGGCAAAAAGGACAATGTAATCTCCCTGTCTTCCTCAATCAGAGCCTTCAGGCAGATGTATCCACAGTTCTCAATATGGTCGCTCAGAGAGGCCGTGATCAGCTACAGGAGGACGAGAACGATCATAGAGCCACTACAGATGCACAAGATCATTGCCGATGTAGATGCAGATATGAAGTTCAAGAGCATCATATACCACTATGTAAAGAAAATTAGACATCGACTAAGATGAGTAAGATACGATCTAGCGCTGAGGAATTGACGCTAGCTAGACAGCTAAGGGCACTCTACCCTAAGGGCAAGAGGCCAGGCTACTCAGTGCCGTTTGCTGGGGCACCAGCGAACATAGCAATATCACTAACCAACTTCCGTACGGTCTTTGACCCCAATAGGGAGATTGAGGAAGAGGTCATCATCGAGGCTACCAAGAAGTACGTCGACTCACTGAGGGGAGACTGGACTTACCTGAGAGGCCTTGAAGATTTCATCTTCAGCTACGGAGGCACACCACAAAACCCTAAACATGAGTCCTACCTCCTCAACTGGATCGAGCTCGGAGACGAGATGATCGTGGAAGAAGAGGACTGGACACAAACCCTAGTATAACAAACAAACAAATGAAGATTTCAAAAAGCGTAATCAAGAATGGCGATGGTTATCAGGCTACCATCTGCCTTTACAACGAGACCGACCCACTAGAACAGCCTGTATACACACACTTCGTAGCTGAGACACCCAAGTCAGCCATCGTAGGAGCACGACTCAAGATGCTCGCATTGTTTGAGAAGGCGCAGAGCCGAGCCATCAATCAGCGTATAGAGGTAGGTGCTCTTCTCCTCAAACTAAACCCCAATGAGTACGGCGAAGAAGAAGTCACTAACGGATAAAGTCCTGGACCTCATTGGTGCAGCTCAGGCTGTAGATGATGTCCAGCAGAATATCATACCTTTGTCCTTCCAGAGGTTCAAGCGGAGCTTTCCTGGCATCCAGAGAGGGACGTATCACCTAATTACGGCTTACTCAAATGGGGGTAAATCGCAGTTCACCTGTGCCTACTTCCTCTTTGAGCCCATCCTAAAGGCGTTCTACTCTGGCGGGCGTATCAAGGTCAATGTCATAGCATTTCCCCTTGAGGAGACGCAGGAAGATATTATGCTGAGGTTCATCAGCTACATACTCTATCGTAACATCAAGAAGATCGTCCCTAAGTCGGTCCTCAAGGGTACTCACCCTGAGAAGAAGATCGATGAGGAGACAAAGAAGTATATGGAGACAAGGGACTTTCAGTCCTTCCTCAGATACTTTGAGTCTTGTATGTACTTCAGCCAAGCTGATACGATGGAGGGGATAGAGTATGATGTAGACAGATACGCCGATATGCACGGCACCATAGAATATGAGGAGAAGGAGGAGACGGATGAAGTGACCGGGGTGATCACCACTACCAAGGTACCGGAGTCCTACAAGACTGCAGACGACAACAAGTACATAATCATCTGGATCGACCACCTCTCTCTAATCACGCCGAGCAAGGGTGAGTCCCTCAAGGCCTCTATGGACCGACTGAGCAAGTATCTCAAGAAGAAGGCAGCCAACTTCTACAAGTTCATACCTGTGGTAGTACAGCAGCAATCAGGTGAGAACGAGACTCAGGAAGCTGTCAAGGCTAAGCGTACTCGACCTACACGCTCAGGTCTAGCTGATACTAAGTACACATATAGGGATGCTGATGTTATGATGGGGATCTACTCACCAGCTGTACACGACATCCCTCAGTACGCAGGGTATGATATCAAGAAGTACAGAGATAACATCAGATTTCTATCAATCGAAAAGAACAGGGACGGAGAGGTTGGAAGTACGATCGGACTTATTTTCTGTGGAGCGATGGCCTTCTTCAAGGAGGCTAAGAAGCCGGAAGGTGAGGCTGGATATGTAGCTGACGACCTCAAATTAATAGAAACATTCAGAAAGTAATAAGCATGGCAAAAGCAATCATTGTCGCTGGTAAGACTGGTACAGGCAAGTCTTACTCAATGCGCAACCTCAGGCCTGAGGAGACGCTGATCATCAACGTCGTGCCATTGAAGGACATCCCCTTCCGTGGCTACAAGAAGAAGTTCAACCGAGAAAGGCAGAACTACATAGAAACAGATAACTATCAGAAGATCATGCGATTCATAGCCTCTACCAAGGCTGATGGAGACTTGAAACACATTAAGACCGTAGTCATCGATGATATGATATACCTGATGCGTAACGAGAGCTTCAACACCATCCGAGCTGGAGAGAAGGGCTACGACAAGTTCAACCGCATGGCAGCGAACTTCCAGGAACTACTCTACTTCCTCTCTAAGCAGCGTGCAGACCTGCAGGTAGTCCTGATGATGCACGTAGAGAAAGACGACGACACGACACTGGAGTTCCCGGAATATAAGCTCTCCTCAGTAGGCAAACTGGTAGACAAGCAGTCTAACCCGCTGGAGCTTGTCACCGTCACCCTCTTCACTGACGTAGAGTTTGATGATGAGGAAGACGAACCTATCTATCGCTTCATCACTCGCAGGACTAAGCGACATGGCTTCACCATCCCAGCTAAGTCACCTGTAGGTATGTTTGAGGAGAGGTACATCGACAACGACCTTCAGGCAGTCCTCGACATCTCACGTCAGTATTATGAGGAAGAAGGAGCTATGGTAGAGCCTCCCAAGAAAGAAGAAAAACCCTCTGCAGCCAAGCCAGCCGCAGAGATCAAGTAATAATCATTAACAATTCATAAGCATGGCATCAAGAACAGAAGTAACAGCAATGCGCTGGATCCTCAAGGTCATCGAAGACTACAACGCTAAGGTAGCCGGTCTTGAGGAGAAGAAGACAGTAGTAGCATCTAAGTGCGAGGAAGAAGCTCAGCGTGCAGCACAGCGTGCAGCAGAGGCTGTACGAGCTCGCTACGCCAAGAAGATGGAGGCTATGGGCGTAGAGGAAGAATCCTACAAGACACTAATTGACCTCAACGCTGAGCACCTCAAGAAGCTCACCGGTGGTCTTAGCCCCAAGGAGTTTGCTGACCTCAGTCACGACGAACAGATGAAGATCGTAGTAGTCATCCCTAGCGAGGAAGACCAGGAAGAGACTGAAGAAGAACAGCCTGACCTCGATGCTCCTGAGGAAGACGAGACACCAGATCTCGATCCTGAGGAAGAGGATGACAATGACACCGTACCAGTAGAGGATGCTGACGCCACGGAGTTCGTACATCCTTCAAGCTACGATCATGAGGAAGAGGACAAAGATCCCTTCTCCTCATCTATCGATGATCTCCCCTTCAACTAATCAAGAACCATTCATAACAACATAACAAGACAAGTATTATGGCATTTGCAAAAGGCGAAAACAATCAGTCGCTCTCCCTCAACTCAGAAGCACGTGACGTGTATGTAGGTGTCACACCTGTACGTGTAACCGCAGTAAACCCTACCAACGCTGAGCTCAGCGAGATCCTCGGTCGTAAGATCGAACGTGACGAGCCTAAGTACTCAGGAACCGCAGAGTACAAGGACGAACAAGGCAATATAGAACGCACAGTAGACTATGTAGATATCGTCTTCCACGTAGAGACCCTTGAGGAGATGGCAGATGGGCGTAAGCTCAACTCTTCCATCCGCTTCCGTCTCTATAAGGAGTTCTTCCAGTCTAAGGGCGACAACGGCAAGCCTATCCGCTATCAGGTGATCGATAAGTATGGTAACACCGCATGGGCTACGGCTGAGCAGGTAGAAGCTAAGCAGGAGGTCGTGTATGACAGTGGCTTCAAGGCTCGCATCTTCCCTGGCTTCCGTCGTGCTGTACGTGGTGAGGAAGATCTCGTGAAGTTCATCCGCACATTCCTGCAGATCCCCGAGACACACCAGTACGACAGCAACACGAAGCAGTGGCTCCCCATCGCCAACCTTCAGGAAGCTGAATGCTGCATCGATGATATCAAGAGTCTCCTTGCTGGCAAGATGAAGGAGCTCAAGGGTATCGTGAAGGTCGGTGAGCTTCGTGCTATCAAGCTGATGTTCACGGCTCGACAAGATAAGGATAACCCATCGGTATTCTACCAGTCGGTCTACAATCGTCTATTCTTCACGTCCTATGCTAAGTCTACCTATATCAACAAGCAGGTAGCTAAGCATATCGATGAGCTCGCTGCCTTCGGTGGCTCTATCAAGGATCAGTTCTCTACGGATACTATCGCACCCTTCGCAGCTAACACGATCTCTACGTTTGCTACCACGCCTAAGAACGTAGGTGCAGCTACAGCAAGCAGTGCTGAGCTCTCAGGTGATGGTAATCCCTTTGACGAAGAGGATGATGACCCACTGTCCGGTGATAACAGCCAGGTGAGTGGTGATGGTAATCCTTTTGACGAACCAGCTCCGTTCTAATGGCGTTTGGACTGGGAACAGCAGATAGTGACCGGTTCATAGATGAAGCTCGGGACCTCGCCATGCTCAAGGAATACCTTGGCGTGGAGAGGATCCCCTGCCTCATCAGATCTCCGATGAGACTGGATAGAGGTGCCTCCTTCTCGATCTTCAAAGGTCGAAAGGGAGGCATTCTTTATAAGGATCATGGAACCGGCGAATCAGGGTCTGTATTAAAATTGATATCTTTGCTCACAGGCGAAACAAGAGTCAAGCTCATCGAGGACTTCGGGAACAAGACTATCAAGAATCACAACAGGTTACAGATGGAGGCTGTAGATCAGATCATAGACATATCAGTCACTACGCACGAGTTCAGTGCGGTGGATGAGAAGTATTGGTCTGCCTATGGTATCACCACTAAGGACCTTGCGGAGTTCGGTGTGTATGCTGTTAAGACTATCAGTATCAACAGAGGTAGTGGGTATAGGACCTTCCCAGCGGAAGTACTATCCTATGCCTATGTAGAGAATAAGGATGGACGTATGCACATCAAGGTATACCAGCCGAAGAGTCAGAAGCTCAAGTGGCTATCTAACACCGATGCCTCAGTGTGGAACCTGTGGACTCTCCTGCCTCCTCAGGGGAAGAGACTCATCATTACATCATCTAGGAAGGACGCTATGTGCCTGTGGAAAACCTTAGGTATCCCAGCTACAGCTATGCAGTCTGAGGGCACCAAGCCTAACCATAAGGTGATGATGGATCTCTTCAAGCGTTTTGAGAAGGTGTACCTATTGTACGATAACGACTTCGAGTCTAGCGTTAACAACGGACAGCACTACGCTGCGGTGTTACGTGAGAAATATCCCAAGCTCATCAACCTGGTCCTACCTAAGGACTATGGATGTAAGGACCCCTCAGATCTCGCAGAGACCTATGGGGTGGATGTTATGGCCGAGGTTGTGCTGACACTAATGTATCATGACGGCAAACAAGAAGATCAGGGGAGCCTCCTGGACGGAGTACAAGGGGATCAAATTCCGTTCTAAGCTAGAAGAGCGGTTCTTCAAGGTATGTGAGAACCACGGCCTGAATGTTATCCACGAGCCGAAGAAGATGACGCTCATGGAGAAGTTTGAGCCTAAGAAGGTGAACTTCCACTCATCGATGTACAAGATCGTAAATGTGGTAAGGGCCATCACATACATGCCTGACTTTGTGTATATGACGAAGACCCAGCTGCACATCATAGAGTGCAAGGGCTTCGCCAATGACGTTTACCCTGTCAAGAGGAAGCTCATACTACAATACCTAGAACAGCTCAAGACAGATCTCGAGATTCACTTCTGGGAGATCAAGACAGTAAAGGACATCAAAGAATTTATAGAATACATGTCGCATCCGTCCCAGGGTGCGTGAGTTGAAACATAGAACATACTAAGAATGAGTAACCATCCAGACTTTAGAGACCTTGCTTGGGATGTGAGCGAGGAAGTCTATCGTGCGGATCCGGCCTTGTCGTATAGTAAGATCTCTCGCTTCCTCAGGGAAGGTATAGGGAAGATCGATAACCTCGACGACAAGGTCACATCTGCATCCTTGACCTTCGGGTCCTTGGTAGACTGTCTCTTCACAGCGCCCGAGGAATTTCCTGAGCGGTACGTAGTAGCCAATGAGGACAACGTGCCATCAGGGAAATTAAAGGACGTGATAGACCTTCTCCTTTCCTCAACCACTTATACAAAGGTGGTAGAAGTACCTGAGGAAGAGATACACAAGGCCTGCATTGAGTGCAAGTACTACATCGATGACAGGTACAAGTCCTCACGACTGAAGAACGTACACGGCTGTGCTGAGTACTTTGACGCTGTGAGGAAGACCCAGGGGAAGAACATCATCACCCAGGACCAGCTAGACAAGGCTATGGCCTGCGTCAATGCACTACGAGCTAATACAGGCGTATCAAAGCTCCTAGAGGTGCCTGTGTTTGACGGTGAGATCTTCTACCAGCAGAAGTTTACAGCTAAGATGGGCCGTGTAGGATTGCGCTGTATGGCAGATATCATCACTGTGGACCACGCTAAGAAGATGGTAAGGATCATAGACCTCAAGACAACCAGCAAGGTCGAGGACGACTTCCCAGAATCAGTTATCGAGTGGAACTACGGCATTCAGGCTCAGATGTACTACGATATTATCAGGGCCAGGATGAATCAGCACGAGCAGTTCAAGGACTACGAGCTTGATGACTTCCACTTCATCGTGGTGCGTAACAACGGCACGCCACGACCTCTAGCATTCAAGTTTGACCAGACCAAGGGTGGCAAGGTTGGATATACCATAGGAGACCACAGCGTACCATCGTGGCGTAAGCTGGCCGCAGAGCTTGAATACTATCTCTCCTCAGGCGTTAGACACTACAAGGAGATCAACGCCGAGGAAGTGAACTCTATTGAGAACGTCTATGCGAAGAGGCTATAAAGCATCCACCGTTGTGATGACGGCAGAGAAAGGTCCTATACCATTGAGGGACGCTAACGGTTGTACCTTCCTCACTGAGGAGGGGCTACGTAGAGGGCGTATCATGTATGGGGAACCTACACGACTCAAGACTTGCTCCTATGTACCTATCCCTATGTTGGGATCAGTCCAGACACCTGTGGCAGTGATGCCTGAAGAGATTGAGGAAAGGCGTGATGGTCTTTTCCTTCCTTCTTTTTCTTCTACTCTTCCTCTTTCCTATCTGATGATTGAGAGAGAATCTGAGAGGGAGTGGTTTGCCTATGGTGTTTTGGTTGGGGTGCATAGACGTGAGGAAAGGATGATGACAGACACACTAACCATCTTTGATGAGCGTGCCTTCAGTAAGTTGCAGAAGAGTGCGCTACTCTACGTCAAGGAAGGCCAGAGAGGCTTCCGTGTCCTTAATACCATAGCGGTATCTAATAGGGGTGACGTGATTAACAGCAGTCAGGTATCAGTTAAGCATAAGGTTGCGTACTTGCGAGGCCTGATGTCCGGACTCACCAAGGAGATCACTAACACCTACAACGATCACGCAGTCATATACAGGATGGCAGATATGTCCGATGAGGAGATCAAGATGTCTTGTGTGTCTGGCATGTGGTATATAGGGCACGGTCCTTTCGGTCCTAAGTTCATCCCGAAGCTACAGGAGAATGACCTTGCGGTCAAGAGGATCCTGGAGGACAGGGAGTGGGACAATGTGTGTAACGTGTACTTCCCGGGTACAGATCAGCCCATAAGATTTGCCGCACGCAACGGTATTGCTTTACGGTCTATGTCAAAAGAAGACGCATTCAGGGAATAAGGTAAGAGGGACCAGTTGCAGCTGATCCCTCTTATTACCCCTATATAGTACAATCAAAGAAAGAATAGAAATACTAAGAACAAAACAAATATAAGTGCAATGAAAACTATCCGCAATTTTATCTTCACTCGCGAGAAGAAAGCCATCACAAGCATCACACGCAAGTATGAGCAGCGCACCATCCTTGACCTCAAGGTATCAAATATCAAGGTCACAGGCTTTCTCTATGAGGAAGAGACAGTATGGTTCGGTGGTCTCTTCTCCTCACGCCATTTCCGTAAGGAGATCGTGAGTAACCTGCCAGCCTCAGTAGCTCTGGGTATGGAGCGTATGGGCTATGAGATGCTCATCAGAGATATTGAGAACGAGCTGGATGAGGAAGCCTTCAAGTACCTGAAGAAAGGCTACGTGCGAGAACCCTACGACAAGCCTGAGGATAAAGGGCATGAGGGCTTCCACGTAGAAGCATGCTAACAACAACTAATGAGCAACGACTATGACTATCAGAGAACAGATTTACGAATCCAAGGTACGAGTAACGACAAGTAAGCGATACCTTGAAGATCCCAACGAGAGAGGTCTTGAGATCCTCCTCAAGGACTTAGACTACTGGGAAGATGTAGAAGATCTCCTACAGGAATACTATGGGGACGATGAGGAAGGAGAACTCGAGGTTAAGATCCTCGAAGTGGAGGGCATCGATGATGGCCGCATATATAAGGAGGGCGGCAACGAGATTAATTGGTCCTTCTTCACAACCAAAGGTGCGTTTGATGAACTAGATGAGGACTTACATGAGGCCTTTGAGGCTTACATCCACAATTACTACAACAACCCTTGGAGCGTAGACTCAATGGACGCATCGAAGTTCGAGGATCGATACAAGGGTCAGTACTATGGCGAAGAGGACTTTGCTGAGGAGCTAATGAACGAATGCTACGGAGAGGAGATCGAGAAGGTAGAGAATATCTCACCATACTTCAAATTCGACCTTGACGCTTTCGCAAGAGACCTCTTCATCAGTGACTACACATACGTTGACAACGAGGTCTGCGGCAAGCGGGGCTTCGTATTTTCAGACTACTAATATGGAAGGCGGACTAAGACGCGCGCGACTCTACGTCACGACACAGCTCATTGCTATGCGCAATGACGACACGAAAAAGTACAGCATCGGTAAGTGGACTACGCCAGGTAACTATGACTCTGTAGAGGAGTATATGGCTGCCTGCAAGGCTCTCTTCCCTAAGGAGAGGAATCCAGATATCCTCTTCCTCAAGACCTCTAACTTTCCTCAAGGGCTTATCTGCGAGGGAAGACTCTCTCAGGCCTTCTACAAGGTCCACAGAGACCTCCTTGAGGAAGAGCTGGAGGATTACCTCATCTGGGAGGAATGGGCAAACAGAGGCTGCAAGAGAGGCCCAGGGAAGCCCTATGACTGGCCTATGTATGTATGCGAGCCTGCACTCTTCAGAATGCAGCTGGTAGGTAAGGGATATGAAACACTTGAAGACTTCATTCACGCTAACAAGCGCTGGATGGATCATCGCTTTCCTCAATTCCAATTCCTGCCGTCAGAAGCTATGGCTGAGGAAGAGGTGGTGAAGGCTTGCTATGAGGCCTACAAGGGTAGGATATTCCTCAAACAACTAGATGTACCAATCGATATTAAGTAAGAAACAATGGGAGAAATCATAAGAATGGAAGGCAATCCAGTCAAGATCAATGGAGCTGAGTTTACCATCACGATGACAACAGGATTAGAGACGGTCTGTTCGGAAGGCAACTACGAATCAGCAGACCTGTACATAAGTGTCAAGTACGACAAGACAGCTGAGGAGCTCAAAGCCCTAGCTGATCAAGGAGATGTAAGCTGGAGTCCTGTAGAGGGCATCCAAGGCTGGGAGGATGGCCAGATTAGACTCGTCAAGATGGTCCAGGAAAATCTGGTCAACTTCTATGAGGAAGCTGATGGTCTCAATGCAGGGACCGCAAGAAAGCTTACCTCGATAATCAATGAGGAGTACCCAGATGAAAGCTCTATCTTGTATCACGCCTCATACGACAAGGCTAAAGACGAGGTAGACATCTTCGTTGCCACAGACGAGATAACAGATGGAATGATAGACCACGAGATCGTCAAGTATCACACCATCATCACAAAAGAATCATTCAAGAAAGAACAACTATGAATAACGAGAAAAGAGAAGATTTGATCATCGCCAGATTCTGGCTAGAGGCTGTAGATCTAGAACTAGCACACCTCTGGGGAAACGACTTTGAAGTATTTAAGGATCATCTATACGGAAGATTCGAGAATCTCACAAAATATGCACAGTATATCATCGAGGAGTGGGATAGATCTAACCTCATCCAATTCCAGCTTATAAGATGGCGGTCTTTACGAAGACTGAGATCTTTAGAGCCCTAAACACTGAGCTATCAAAGAACGTATGTTCATACTATCAGATAGAAAAAGATAGCAAGACAGGCATCCTATACCTTAGCGTCGTAGTGATTGATGAAGAGGAAGAACACGAGTTTGATCCCTTCGCGAACTCATACGATATGAATGAGCTAATGGAGATAGCTGAGCAATGTCGACTTAGGTGTCTCGGAGGATTCACATGTGGACGGGTAAGTCAGGCTGAAATCTTAGAGGATATGATGCCACCGCTGAACTGGAAGGATGTAGAACTGCCAACTATCTCAGGCTTGAAGTCATGCATATATGCAAAGATCCTCAGCCTAAGCAAGGACGGCAAGCTATACTTCCTCATCTCCCAGGAACCTACAGGAAGGTACTATCTAGAGATAAAGTGCTGCCTAGATTCAGAAGACGCGGTTAAGGAGGTCATTTATACCGACAACGACCTAGAGATGGTTAAGGACTTTGCTAAGCGGTACAGACTGCATCAGGTAGCAAAGAGTCTTACCGGAGGATAATAACCTGAGGAAGGGGGAGTAGGTGGAAACATCTTTCTCTCTTCCTCAACCACTATATGATATACTACTGCAGAGATTCGCGGGTGATGTCACAGCATAAGCTGACAGCTGAGAACCTGAGGAGCGCCAAAGAGTCCCTAACAGCTAAGATCATGACCACCATAGCAGAGAAATTACTAAGCTAAACAACAAGGCAACTATGTATACAGATAGAAAATTTCAGGCCTACCCAGACGCTAAAGTCTACGTAGTGCCATACGAAGAGTTCCAGAAGATGGATCTCAACGACACCGAGACTAAGCACACGTGCGGTCAGTGGGTAAACCTATGGGAATGGCCTAGCATCGAAGCATTCCATAACCACTGCGCTCTACTACACTACGGATATGAGCGAATACCAACACGGATCATTGCCACTAGCGATATGCCAGCGTTCTTCATGAAGAACTTCGAGCTACGACCTGAATTCTTCGTGATCAATCAGAACCTGAGTAAGTCTGAAGCTAAGGCCTACGAGTTCTGGGTAGAGACCCAGATGGAGCACTTCAAGGGGAATGAGGAGAAGGTGAGATTCGATATCGACTCATTCTGGGATAACCACCTGGGATCCTACAACAACGTAGAGGACTTCGCAGACTCGGTAGAATCAGATCCAGTGCGATACGAACTTGACGTGGATGTCACTGGGATGACCAAGGAGGAGATGCTCTCATCAGAAGAGTTTATGGACAGCTTCGTCTACGGAGGAGAGTACAACTACTTCTTCAAGAAGCCTAACTGGTAAGAATATCTCTTACCACCATACTAACTATAAATATATATACAGAAGAAGGGGAAGGTGCTGATTATCAGTGCTTTCCCCTTTTTTTTATTATACAGTGCTGTATAAAGAATCTGAATTTACTATACAGCATTGTATAAAATCCAAATACTTTCACTACCTTTGCAGTACAGAACGATAACAACAGATAGATATGGCAACTCCAAGATGTCCATTCGCCATGGACTTAGCCCTTGAGGCAGAATTTCAGAGCAGGTATAGGTACACCACACAGAAGGATCTCCACGTTGTGACAGGCGAAGGAGAGATGACTGACGTGGATCTAGCCGTTAGACAGAAGGAGATGGTGGATGTCTCACAGCACGTACGTGTCTACCCTAAGGGATTCCAGGTAATGTCCAGGCTGTCCCCATCAGCACTAATCATCTTCGCAAGGCTCTACCAGGGCCTTGATGAGGAGAACTGTGTAGTGCTGGACGCAAAGGTTATTTCTGAGGAAGAGGGTATTGCTCTCAACTCTGTGTATCGTGGCTTGCGTGAGCTGATTGAGAAGTCTGTGATTTCTCGCCGGCAGATACGCCGTTACTGGGTTAATCCTCTTTTTATGTCCCGAGTTAACCGAGTACGGCTTTATCAGGCTTATATGCGTGACGTGGTGGATCCTATTGAGGAAGCTAATACTATCTCTCTTGAGGAAGAGGTAGGTATTGTACCTGTGCTTGAGGAAGAGCCTAAGGACGCTATTGTGGTTGCCCTTATCCCTCAGGAGCTTGTACCGCAGAGTATTGACGTGCAGGTTATCAATACTAACGAGAACGGTTATACGTATGTAGCTACTACTGAGCAAGCCTTGAAAGGCTCCCCAACCCTTAGCGCTTCTATACGCCCTTACCGTTTAGATAGGAAACGTTACGACCTTATGCCCTCTTCTCTTCCTCAACCGGCATCATCAGTTAAACCCCATATAGTAGAATCATGATCATCTTAGAATCATCGGTCTCCCTGTACGAGTGTGGAGACGATTTAGAGGCCCATATCGCACGATGTGCGAGCGTGTGCTACGATTCCTCACCGAAGGATAATAAGCGCCTCTGTGAGCATTTGTGGCGCTCTGGGCATAGGTCTATGTTCCGTCACACCACCAGGTACTACATGATACCACCAGGGAAGGAGCATGTAATATCTAAGCTCAGCCCATTTACACATGTGGTGATGCATTATACTTATGCAGGATCACCGGCATCAAGAACGTATGTCAATGATGTGCCAGTGTTTGTCGCCTATGTAGCCAGCAATGGTCAAGCCTATGAGGAGAACGACAAGGAGTACCTACGTGAGGAATGGAGGATCCCTGCAGAGAAGGCACCTGAGTCTATCCGCAGGTACACCATAGAGTGCGTCACCTCTATCGATATCTCGCGAGAGCTGAATAGGGTATCACCTAACGCAATTGCAGAGAGCAGCACGAGGTTAATAATCTACGGAACGAAGAAGCGTCCCGACCTACCTATACTCAAGACAGTGTTTGCCGATGAGGATCCTGAGCGCTGGGAGGATAGCCTGAGGAAGTTCAAGATAGACGAGGAGTACTACTTCTCTCTCCTCAGGAAAGGATATCCAGTAGATTACGCCAGGAAGCACCTTCCACTAGGTACGGCAACGAAGGTTGTCTACACTTACACCAGGCGAGAGTGGGACGAGATCTTCCGAAAGCGTGTTGATGGAGAGACCGGGGAGCCACACGTAGATGCTAAGGATGTGATGACCAAGGCAAGGGATCTCCTGGATAAGCAGTAACTTAGGGGTGCGTACTTTCGGGTACGTACCCCTTCTTTTTGGGATAGAATCACATATAATATAGACTATGCATTGTAGAATACTGAGCCCTGAGACATTCGAGGAGATTAAGAAGTTGATCAAGAAGTCCGTACATGATGGGCAAGAAGGTATGAGTCCAATAAAGCACCTGGCTGATAAAGTAGAGAAGGTACAGGCGCTTATTGCTTATACCGAGATAACGCAAGGATATGAGTTCACCGACGAGCAGCTAACTAAACCAAGTACAATTAAGATTCTTGAGGCGAAGTACTCAGAGCTTGCTGCCAATGACAATACTGAGCAGGCAAGCAAAGTCCTGGAGAAGATAGGAGAGATGAAGCCCGATGGTAGACCTATCCAGGATACCGAAGGATATAAGGGTGTTATGTCCTTTGTACCTCACAGGATCAAGAACGCCATCGAGAAGGAGTCTTACAGCTTTCTTGACCAGGATGTCATAGGCAAGGTCAACGACCTCAATGCCGCGATCATCGTAGAGATGCTGGAAAGAATCCATAAAAAGATCGCGAGGTACGCCATAGATGGGACGGACGTAAAGAATAACATCTACAATGTTGGTAGGATCATACAGTCCGGCTTTAAGGGATATCGCAAGTCTGATGGAAGCATCGATACTGGTGCGGTCCTCAATGAGCTTGTGAAGAAGGGACAGAATGAGAAGGTTAGCCCAGATGCTATAGGAAGGATCAAGGAGGAGTTCATCGATGTAGCCATAGAAATGGTACACGAGGCTATGGAAGCCAAGATGTCTATCGTCGATGTGGTACAGAGTATGGCTGGTAATGGCGAGATTCGCATGCTGTCCATAGCCGAGCGTAATGCGCTGGGGGTAGTGGACTCTACCATATACTCCCTCATTGCTAGTGAGGCCAAGAATATGGTCGATAAGGGAGTGAGGGTACTACGCAATGCATCGGTCCTCGGATATAGACAGAACCCCGATGCATCAGCCCAGGCTATCAAGTCTAGGCAAGAGAGGAGGAAAGGTAGGCTCCTTGAAGATATCGTCAAGGGAGTCGTCTCTTCTCTCCTCAAGAACGACAGTGGCTTCCTCTACGACTACAAGAGCAAGGAGGCTAAGGAGAAGCTCTATGAGGCCACCAAGGAGGCTGTAAAGAACCGTATAGGCAGGGCTAACAGTATGGCCAAGGAGGTCATCATCAGCAGGGCTATAAGGAATGTAGGTCTTGATGGCAAGACAGACTTTGCCATGGCCCTTAGGCAGGGTATCAAGTTCGAGTACAAGTCTAATAACAGCCTTAACAGGACTAAGCTCGAGAAGCAGATAGCAGATGTCATCAGCAAGCAGAACGATCCTGAGATCACCAATGCCAAGGACGAGATCATCGAGGCTATCGCAACCGCCTATGGTGTTGTGATGAGCGAGAAGGATATCCTTCAAGGTCTCAGTACCGACATCACAGAAGACGAGAGGATGTTCCATCTTGCTACACGCAAGGCTGTGAAGGCAGTCCTGGGATCGACTGTAGCCTTGCAGAAGATGGAGGAAGCAGAAGGTCTTGAAGATGCTGATGAGAAAGAGGATGATGATGATAGTCCATACGTAGGTGATCTCTTTGATGGGATGTACGAAGATGAGGAGAGAGACCAGGCTGAAGATTCCGAGGAGACAGGCAGTTCTGAGGAAGGAGGAGACTCTGGCGAGGACATCAGATTCATGGATGCCGAGGAGAAGAGCGTCATGTCTACCGTGACACCTGCAGTGAGGGCTATGTTCTCCGTCATTGAGGATATAGATCTTGATGGCAAGCCTGTAACTGACACCTTCGGGTACACGAAGTTCAAGCCACTTGGTGAGACCTTCAACACCCTGGCCTCAACTATGGTAGGTATCGAGAACAGCGAAGAGATGCTGGAGCGCCTTGAGACCCTTGAGGTAGTAGAGCCATGGGTAAAACAGCTCCGCCCATACATCGACTACAGGTCAAAGTCAGGGCCAAAGCGTAAGAGGATGAAAGCCTTGGCCTCACAGCTCTTCTCAGCTATCAACAAGATCAGGATAACTTATGCCGTTCAGGGTAAGAATGGGCTTGTATACGGAACTGACAGGTCATCCAACGTTGATGTCATCAGTCAATGGGGCAGCAGGTTCACGGAGGTCTTTGGGCAGGATGGACTTACCCTATCAAGCAAGGAGATCCAAGACATTAGCGACGAGGTAGGAGCCTCAATAGCAGAGATCGTCAAGTTAGATGTTCTGAAAAGAAGTGGTGTAAACATCTCTCTTGATGAAGCAGAACGACTTATCTATCTACAAGAGCGAACATCACAACTACTACAGAGGCTAGGCATCTTTGTAGAACCGCAGATGCTGTCTATCTCTTGGACTAAAGCGGCGCAAAGGCTAAGAGGTTTTAACGACTCAGCGAGCTCGATTGCTCCAATTGCGGAAAGTGTCAAGAAGCAATCATACGATATCCTGTATACGCTAAAGCCTTCGATAGAGGCCTATGCAAGCCACTTGAAGGGGTTAGCTGATGAGATGGCTGATGGTAAGAGGTTTACGCTGAAGTCACCTATGACCTTTATCACAGATCCAAGGTATTCAAGAATCTACAACAGCTTATCACAAATAAGTGCTGCATTCTACACTGGTAAACTGAGCTATGACACCACAGGCACAAGAGTCGAAGGGCTGCTATTTGCGTCTAATCTCGCACCATCATATAGAGATACGATCTTCCAGGAGTTGCAGGTTAGAGGAAATAACCCGCTGGGAATAGTGCGGAAGACGATTCGTGAGGAGTACCGCGATAAGGATGAGATCTTTAGAAGGCAGGTCCCCGGTGAGAGGTACGAGAAGTACACCACGGCCAATGCCATCCTTAACGACGCTTATGAAGAGTGGAAAACCAACACTGGTAAACTATCGAGAAAGCGAGTCGTCGTTCACAATGGTCGCAAGATGCAAAAATGGGATAATAGTGAGCTTGCTGAGCTCTACTACAACTCACAGAGAGACCGTGATAGTAAGTACTACTGGACGCATCTACCTGTAGCCGCTGAAGCATCGACTCTTGAGTTCATCAAGGTGAGGAGGCTCGATCCTATGGAAGGCAAGGATAGGACCTATGCGATAGACCACCTCACCATGCTTGCATACAATGAGGCAAGGCGAGCTCAGCATGTTATCTATGATAAGGATAATATAAAAATCGGGAAGCGCAACGACTCGGGTAGTTCATTTGTCTTCATGCCAGGTCTCAATGACTACAAGACGACAATCGATGGGGTGGAGTATAACATCATGCGTGCTCTGGTAGACACTAAGATGACCCCGGCCGAGAGAGAGTTATTCATCAATACCTATAAGAGAGATAGAAAGGCCGATCTTGAGATTTACCAGATAGATGTTAAGGATATCTATGAGCTCCTGAGGGCTGAGGTAGAGATACAGTTCCGCAAAGATGTAAAAGCTGAAGCTGAGTTCTGGGCGAAGGAGACTATAAATCCCAAGAGTAATGATCAAGAGAGATACGAACTGGCTTTCAATGGTATCTTCTGGAGGATCCAGGTAGGCAATCTCCTCTATGGTGATAAGGCTGTACTGGGTAGTGTGGTCAATGAGGTTAAGCGAGCCAAGCAGGCGCAGAGTAACATTCAAAGGCTTGATATGGAGAAGGGTGCTATCAGACGCACTGTAGTCATCAGTGACCGTATGGTTGATAGGCTGACTAAGGAGATCAAGGCTATCCTCGATAAGAAGAAAGAGCTAGGGCTTATCACCCAGGCCGGATATGACGCTTCACTCAAGGCTTACAGTAAGATCACAGCTACTGACGGTCAGGCTTGGCTGTCACCTACTGGATATAAGCGCGTCCTTGAAGGTATGGGCCAGGGTTATACTGATGGCGCTATTGAAGCTCTTGAGGAGATGGCTAATGCTATCAAGGAAGGTCGTGAGCCTGACTATAGCAAGATCAAGGACCACCGCTTCAACGTCATCAAGAGCCTGTATTACGGCTCCACGCATGTCACAGAGGGTGATGGGGAGAACAAGAGGGATAATAAGGTCATTCAGCAGTACAAGCACTCTGAGGCTCTCCTCACAGGCCTTAATGAGGAAGGCGTATCGTCTCCCTTCCTCAATGCGCTTGTGAAGTTCATGGAAGAGAATCAGATCGACGCTATTGAGTACAACAGTGCCTCTAAGGTGGGTAACTATGAGACTGTCGATCTTGGCGAATCTAACATTAAGCCCATCAAGTACAAGATTGACAGCCGTAGGACGGTGACTTCATCTACCACTGAAGACTTCAATAAGAAGATGGATGAGTATGTGAAGAAGGGTGTATTGTCAAAGGAGGAAGCGGACAAGCATAAGGCTGAGTTCGCCAAGATCATGTCTGACGAGATCTACGAATCCATCGGTGCTAAGCTCGCTAAGACCACCTCTGAGGTAGAGGTCGACGGTAAGAACCAGCTGAGGACTGAGAGAGATCAGGATGGACGTATCGTCTTTGATGAGAAGAAGGTCAAGGATATGCCATATAAGTATTACGGCATTCAGACCTCAACGCCTCTTCACTCTTTCAACACGTGGCAGAGGCTGGGTACCCAGCTGAGGAAGATCATCACTACTAACCTCAACAATGAGGATACCTTTGAGATTGCAGGTGTTAAGGTGTCTGGTCTCCAGATCAAGGCAGCCATTAATGAGATTGTAGGGCAGCACGCCATCGATGAGTTCGTCAAGTCGGGCATCGAAATGAACCCTGACAGCGAGAGCGTAAACAAGAAGAGCGTCAAGAGCTACAACAAGCGGTTCGACCGTCTGAGGAAGCAGATACTTGAGGCCATGAGGGAGAGTGACTACTATGATCCCTCTACAGAGTCATACCTTGACGTGCACGTAGACGAGTACGGACGTAAGCATTTTACGAATGACATCTATGATCCTTCATTCCATGATGTGCTGCATGCCGCCTTCTACGCGATGGCAGCTAAGAAGATCTACAAGATGATGGTCCCTGGGGGATCACTCATCCAGATGTCCTCTGCAGAAGCCTCGAACGATCTCAAGGTGGTATACAAGAAGGATGGGTCTATCGATTACGTGCCTGTACGTGTCACACCTCACTCTAGCGAGATCCTTGAGTACGTTAATGAGAAGGGAGAGATCGACATTAAGAAGATTGAGAAGGATGGCAGAGAGGATCTCCTTGAGCTTGTAGCTTATCGTATCCCTACTGAGTCTAAGTACTCAGCCTTCCCTCTCCGTATCGTAGGCTTCCTACCTCGCGTTGCTGGTGGTGTTATCCAGGTTCCTCATGAGTGTATAGCTCAGGCGGGATTTGACTTCGACGTCGATAAGCTCTTCTTTATGAAGAAGGATGTTGGTCCCGGCAAGAAGAAGATTGCTGAGATCAAGAAGACCTATGAGGAGAAGGCTAAACAAGCTGATGAGGAAAAGAGGAAGAGGCCTAAGAGGCCTGCAGTCCTTGACCTCGACTATTCAGCCGCAGAGGTCTTCAAGAACAACGGTGTTAACACAAGAGACCTCAATCAAAGGCAGAGGACCAACGTACTCTTTGACATCATCAGAGGCGTTCTTAGGAGCCCACAGGCGGCTATGGAGATGGCTCAGCCTGGTGGTTTTGACGGTATTAAGAAGGACCTGAAGATCGGCTACATCATCAGTAATATAAGCAAGGAGAGACTTGAGGAGATCCTTGAACAGGTCCTTGATGAGGAGGATGAGAAGAAGATAGGTGATAAAGTCATCTTTGAATATCTGCATAGCCTCGACCTCAACAAGATCAACGATATCGTAGATATCTTCAGATCTGGTAAGAACATAGCCAAGTCTGAGATTGAGATGGAGATGCAGAGACAGAACAAGGCTGGTCTCGGTCTCGTAGGTGTGTTCGCCAATGAGAATACTGCTACCAGCGTATTCCAGCAAGCCAAGCTGCTTGAGCTTGTAAGGCCTGTGGTAATCGCAGGAAATGAATACCGGTCTCTCAACGAAATGATTGGTAGTGATGGTACCCATGTGTCACGTATCCTTGAAGAGTACAGCGCTGCATCCGTGGACAACGCTAAAGACCCTGTCATCGGTCTTGCTAACATTACTATGGACAATGCCTCTATCATCGCCACCCTGGTGAGGATGAGGGTACCAGGGGATGTTATCGGTCTTATCACGGCGACACCACTATGGAAGTACATTACTAACATTGAGGGTGACGGCGGTAGGACTGAAGCGCTCTTCAAGGCGCTAGGTCAAGGCAAGGAGATTGAAAGGAATAGATCCGTAAAGGTGACACTTGAGGACCTCATCGAATGTTCTAAGTTCGAGACGCAGACTGATATTCTGGATGCGATGAGCGCCGTTGGTGAAGATGTCGCGAAGAAGTTTGGTACTCTTGACAAGAGGACGCAAGAGGCTGTCAAGAGAGTCGCTGGTCTCCTCATTGAAGTTGTGAATGCGGCATCAGAGATTAAGGACCTTGTCTTCCAGAGTAAGTCTGATGTCTCCTCAAGTGGACCTAAGGGTGGCCTAAATGAATCCGTCTTCTCTATGGTCAAGTCTATCGACCAGATCGAGCGCGCGCAGAATCATAGGTATATAAAGCATGATGGCATCATCGTACCTTTGAGGTCTCTGCCAGGCCTGAGTCCTGGGGCTACGACAAAGACGTTCGCTGAGGAGAACAGGGATGGTCACTTCTACAAGATGTACTTGGGCCTTGGTCTTTTCGGTACAATGCATGCAGAGTCTGTCTACAACCCCAAGGCATCGCCTATGTTTGCTCTTACTATTGTAGAGACAGCAAGGAAGCTCGGTGTGAAGCCCACGTTTGACTTCACTAAGAAGTTTATGTACGCCTATGACCAGTATATGAGCTCGGCTATCACTATCAACTCTGAGGATGAGAATGAGAAGAATGTGCTGGCGCAGGAGATCATAACAAAGTTCCCTGGCATCTTCAATAGGACAGCCCCAGAGAGCTTGAGGAAGATCATAGGTCTGGGTAAGGACAATATAGTGCCTGTCGTGCTTAGGGGTAAGAACGACGCGAAGAGATTCAATACGCTGGTCTTTAAGAGTTTGGGTACACCCAATGAGGAAAAGGCAATGGCTAGAGCCACCTCGGTCTTTGAAGAGATCATAGAGCAGGCCCACAACCCTCGACTGACAGGTGTACAGCGAGCCAAAGCACTCAGAGACTACGAGCTACTCAAGGGTCTTGCTCTGTATGCAACCTACATGAGTGGCAATCCGAATATGAGGGTGATGCTACAGGCTATCCCTCAATCCGTGAAAGCTCTTATGATGGGCAGGAGCAGGATGCTCATGAGGATAAAAAGTCAAGCTCTTGAGCTGAGAGCAGGTGGGGACCTTGACACTGAGTTCACTCATCAGTTCATGCAGAACTATGTGAGGGAGAACATCAAGAAGATCGGCAATGTCATGCCTAAGCAGATGTCGGATAAGATCCTCGAGAGCAACAACGGCAGGATCCCTGATCATATTGCTATAACTAGCGACAAGAGAGAGCCTGTCTACATCCTCATTGACGAGAACGAGACGAACGGTGGTGTTATCTATGTTCAGGGTAGGGATACTCAATCAGGGAAGGATGAGACCGTCTACACGAGGGTTGATCCCAGAGGTATCGTCACCACTGATGACGGCAAGCTCTATGACGACTACAGGCTGGATGGCGGATACGTCTTGCCTTCGCTTCAGAAGTTCCAGCCAGAGAAGTTCAGACTCGACTATATGGCTGAGAGTAGCATTCTTCTTGAAGCTGATCCTGTAGAAGTTAAGAGTCATGAAGGTGGTGTATCATACCTCCATGACTTCGGTGCGGCAACAGCTGCGGCTCAGGCTCAAAAAAAGATCGCGACAAAGAATGGTGAAAAAATTTGTTAGTAAATATGGCTAGATCATGTATAATGTTCCCTATAGTGGAGACACCAAGGGGCAAAGAGAAGAGTCAGATGTTCCTTGACTTCAATGAAGTGCTAGGAAATAGGACAGACTCAGCAAATGCGTACTACGCATCCACAAGCCGATGGTTCCAGGATTATGGGCACGACCTAAAGAAGAACGATCAAGGCCAGTGGTCAGGACGAGATGTCCTGGCCCTGACCCCGGTCGGGGATATGTTTCCTGCTAGCTCGTACGGATCCTATATGGTCCGCGCGTATGCAGGTGAGCAGAATCATTTTGACGACTACCAGTCGGCTTTCAGTGCCGTAAGGGAAGGCAATAAGGACCCTATCTCCGAGCGTGCGCCACTCGTGCCTGTGGTGACTGAGGAAGGATACAAGTTGTCCTATACTGAAGACAGAGAAGCTAAGGATGACGCTGAGAGGCAGGCTGTGCTACGTGGTAGAATCATGGCCCTCCTTGAGCACTACGGCATTCCTGTAGAGTACTTCGAGGCTATTGAGGAGGGACTGAGGCAGGCAGGTGAGACCGTCTTCCTTGAGACCGCACAAGCCACCAACAAGTTGGCTGCACTCATCCGTGTAGCTAATGGCTCCTCTAACGAGGTACTCACCGAAGAGCTCGCACACATTGCGCTAGAGTTTGCACCACCAGTATTACGAGAGAGGCTCTCTGCCGCGATATCTGATTCACAGGTGAAGGAGATACTAGGAGATGAGTTTGAGACGTACAGCGAGCTCTATGAAGGCTCACAGGACCTCCTGAGGAGAGAGGCAATGGCCAAGCTGCTCACCAAGCACATCCTCGGACAGTACGAAGGAAAACACTCTTCCTTCCTCAACCGAATCTGGCAGGCCATCAAGGATCTCTTCCATGGGATTACTGTCGGTGCTTTCCTCAATGAGGTAGAGCGCACCGACAGGCTCTTCAGGGACTACGCAAGCAAGATTGTAGCCAAGAAGGCGCTGCTCTCTAATGAGCACCTCTCTGAGATTCTCAAGGGAAAGAGTCTCTATGCCGCTATCACTAATGGCGCAGGCGTGAGGGGTCAGATCGCCGCTGTTGATAAGATAGGTCGGGAGATGAAGAGCAGGATCAACGCCTTCTATAGTCAGACCATCAACAAGGGCGAGATGATGAAGACTAAGCTGAATGAGGATAGGGTAGACCAGATAAATGAAGCTGCAACCCTACTCGGTGTTGCCTCTGGTCGCGTGAAGTCAGCCCTTGGTACAGCTATAGCGGTGGATGCTATCGACAGCCTCATAGAAGGTTTAACCATCATGAATGACTACGCCACCATGGTTGTGGGTCAAATGAGGGATATTGAGAGTCTTCTCCAGAAAGAGGAAGGTAAAGAGATAGATCTGGTGGCCTATAATGTCGCTGCTTCTCTCCTCAGGAACATCTATATGGTTATGGAGAATCTCGAGGAAAACGAGAAACTTGCTCGCGATCTCATCAATATGCTGAAGGTTGAGTCTGGCAATGACTCTATCCAGATGTCGGATAGTGAAAGGCAGAGGCTTATTGGGATGGCAACTGAAATTGAGTCAAAGCTCAGTGAACATAGGCTAAGTGTGGAGGGAGCGGTAAAGAAGGCGAATCTAAGAGAGAAGATGGCTGAAGTAGTAGTCGATCAGATTGTCAGGTACTTCGTAAATGCCAAGGATGGTAATGGGAACCTACTGTTTGCCAATGAGGAGCAAGCCAGAGCTGCACTAATGCAAGAGATTCTTAGTGATACCAGCAAGTATACTTCAAGAACCAATCTTCTTTCAGCCTTGCTTACACCTGTAGGTACAAACACAGACCTCATCCACACCCTCATGGCTCGATTCATCAAGACTACTGAGGGTCAGGCTAACATGGCCGTCATACAGAGAACTAAATTCACAGAGGAGAAACTCAAGAAAGTCAAGGAGAAGTATAATCTTGAGAACGAGAGTCAATGGGCGTTGATGCGTGATGAGAGGGGACGCATCACCGGTGAGATCGTAAGCCCCTACAGGTGGCTTGACTTTGAAGCGGAAAAGGAGAAGATCGCAGAGAAGGTGGAGGCAGACATCAGGGGTATAATAAACGACTACAGAAAGGTGAACGATGGCAAGAGCATGCCATCTGAATCCATCCAAAACCGAAGAAAGATGCTTGAGGAGGCCTATATCGAGGAGTGGGAGCGAGAACATGGATCTTTCTTTACAGAGAGTCTAATTGTTGGAACAAACAAAGATGGGTCTGATAGATATGAGGCATTACCTGGTCCGTTCTTTGAGAATAAGGCATACGATAAACTCAGTGATGGACAGAAAGAGTTTGTTGATTTGATGTATGACCTAAAGGAGAGCCTAGATCGATGGTCTGGTCTAAAGCCTGAGCCATGGAAGGCGCCGCTCATCGCTAGACAAGGATCATCAAAGGAGTTGAATCCATTCAAGAGGATCGCAGCTACGAACTGGAAGCAGTACATTCTTGGTGGCGTGGTAGGTATTGAGGAATACGAAGGTGTTCATACGCGTGACCCGCTGGGCACCATGCTCTTTGTCCACAAGCCAAAGGGGTACACGCAGTTTGGTCTTGAGCTATCGAAGAATCCAGACGTAGACTACCTGACCGATCCTATCGGCATGATGAAGGCTTATGCAGCCTCCTCGGCCTACTATACCAGGATGGCTGCTATCAAGCATATTGTGGAGCTGACGCGTATCCTTGATATCGAAGCGCGCGGGTACAGTGAGAGATCTGGAGGGAAAAGGAATAGAATGTCGGACTACGACTCTTTCATCAATAGGACTATCTATGAAAAGAACGTAATCAATGATGAGAGGCCTGATTGGGATAAGCGTATGGATGCCGTGATGGACCCATTTAATGACCTCGTCTACGTCTCTGGTCTTGGTCTTAATGCGGTATCAGGTATCAAGAACCTTATCAACGGCTTCCTCAGGGCTACGGCTCTAGGAGATAGTCGCACTGGGTATAATGCTACAACGCTGGTCAAGGCCATTCTAGTTGCCCACAGAGAGATCCCTAATAGGTGGAAGTTCAACAAGAGAGGCATTATAGATGATCCTCTCACATCTCTTCTCTTCCTCATGGACTCTAGCCACGATGGACGACAGGCCTTCATGCAGGGCAATATCTCACAGGTAAGATCACTACAGAGCTTGTTCGCCACGGAGACCCTTATGGCTCCTCTAACCATGGGTGATGAATGGATGAAGACGAGCTTTGCTATCGCATACCTCCTTAATGTAGAGGCTGGCGAGCTGAACCCAGAAGCTAAGGAGAAGTTCAAGGGGGTATCGCTCTACGACTATATGAAAGGACTCAAGGCTCCCGAGAGTACTAAGATGACTAAGTTCGTAGAGCAGGCTCTTATAGATTTCTCTGGCGCAAAGACCAAGGAGGAGATGTATAATTGGCTTGGTGGCCACTCTCAAAGATTGCTCCTTGGCACGCAAAGAACCCTCGGTGCGTACAATGACAATGACAGGGCCGCTCTGAACTCTTATGCTATCGGTAGGGCTCTCCTCACTTTCCGCAACTGGATGCCTGTGATTATCTCTGATATGTTCAGGGGTACTAGGTACAATGTGCAGAACGGTGAGTTTGAGGAAGGAGCATATACTACCTTGTGGAAGATGATGCATGTCAAGGGCGAAGATGGTAAGAATAGTATCAGTGCCATGCATGCGCTGGGTACAGCTGCCGTAGCTATGTTCGTACCACTCATGATAAGCAAGACTCTCAGGGGTAAGGTGCAGAAGGCGTTCCATCTATCCGATATGCAGGCCAACAACCTGCATAGGCTCGGTCGATCTGCCCTGATTGTGCATGCTATGAGGGCTATCACTGATACGCTCTACCTCGCCATGCTCACTATGGGCTTCTCTGATGATGATGATGATGAGCCATGGTATGAAAAGCTGGCAGAGCTCGCTATGCACTTCCTAATGAGTCTCACACCGCTCCTAGGTCCTTTGGCTGTAAAGTGGGATCTTATTCACACCGACCTCTACGACCGCATGAGGAGGAATTACGCGAGGTTTAATGAGGCTGCAGATAACGCCACGTCATCTGAGATGGAATCAGCGAGAAGGTACCTCAACAAGGAGATGAAGGAGATAAGCCTTGGCTTCATAGCCGACCTCTATGGTCTCGCTAGTGCTGGATCTAATGAGCTTCATCCTGGAGATCCTATTGCCTTCGCTATGGCTATGGTACAGAACAATATGCTTGGTGATGGTGCCGGCATGAAGAAGTTGGACTTTAGTCAGAGCATTGAGTCTATGGCCACCAGTGGTGTGGCAGGGTATAAGACCATCACGAATCTCCTTGGCGGTATAGGTGACACCTACAACAGGATTGCTAGCAACAGCCAGGAGGGACGCAAGAAAGCCAACCCTACTGAATGGGAGAACGAGAATAGGTACATCGAGGAGTCGGATGATAGCTTCATCGTGAAGGCCTGGAGAAGGTATAAGAATGATATGGAGAATGGATCTCCGGCCGACAAGACCTTCTGGAATGTCTTTATCGTGGGTGTCATAGGTAGGAACATGTTTAACATGCCTTTCGTCGGAGACCAATTCCGAGAGAAGCAGATGAAGGACATCAAGAAGTACCAGCCTAGTTACCTCACACCACTACCTGATAGCTTCTTCATGAAGTATGAGAACCTAGCAGGTGAAGGCTTATCAGACTATGAGGTCTTCGAAAGAGGAGACTCAGACGGAGATGGCTTAGACGTTGCTTACTAGAAAAGAAAGATCCCCCACCCTTATAAAGGATGGGGGATTCTTTTTGTATAGCTGTATTGCTACTTACAGCCGTGGTAGAGCTGACCAAAAAGGTTGTCAGTCCTTTCCTCAAGAGCATCCATCTCCTGGATTGTCTTGGTATTGCTATTAAGGCCGAGCTCATCGACAATCTCGACAGCGCGCATAGCATCCTCAGAATTAGCAGCAGCATCGCGTAGGACGGCTACAGCATCATCAAAGGTAGCCTCCCTGCGTCTGACACGACCAGCATGCTCTGTCTCATCCAGCCCTTCCTCAAGGACGCTTAGAGAGTCATACGCTATATCCATGAATCGCTGAGCTACGAGCTGAGCTATATTCCTTGACGCAAGTACAGAGGATGGATCATAGGCGTTGTTGAAGTCCTCCTCACTCATAAGACCATACCTTAGCATTGACTCTACAGCACCCTCCATCACTGAGGAGAGGTTGGTAGCGTTTACCCTTGAGGCTACAGCAACATGGGAGTAGTTACCGCCTTCAATGCCCGTAAGGACGCTTACGATGCTAGACTTAGGAGTATACCCCAGGGCGGCCTTGATACGCTCCCAGAGAGCCTGCAATCGGCCCCAGAAGCCCTTCTTCTTGGGTGCGAGCCTAGTGATCTTCTCCTCAAGAGCCTTACGAGCCTTCTTATCGCCCTTGGTCTGCATCCATAGACGGAAGAGTTCGGCAGAGAGCTCTTGGACATCACGAGCATAGGCAATGGGTATCTGATTGCCAAAGATCTCTCTGATCTGTTCCTCAGTCACCTCTGACAAGCCTGATACTAGCATACCCCTATCAGCATCTGTGAGGAGCTTCTCGTAGATGAAGTGCATAGCCTCGTGATAAAGAGTACCAGCTGAAGCGCCGCTAGCCACCTCGATGATGCCATCACGATATCTACCCCAGACACCAGGAGCAACTTCAGCAACACCTGTGTAAATCCTCAGCGCCTGGTAAAGGGATCCTCGAGGAAGGAGCCTAGCAACCTCGTGGACCTCCTGATAGACATCACCACGCTCGAATGGGAGTAGGGCTTCTCGGTCTTGACCTTCAAAATCTTGCCTCTTGGATCCCCTTTTTGCGTTCTTTCCAGTCCGGCCTTGACTTCCCTTCTTGGCTTCAAACCCTCCAGACTCTACAACGACCGCGTTTCTAAGGATTGAATACCCAACAGCAATGAGATACCCAGGTGCAACAGTGCTTATGCCGAGTGAGTTGAGATGATTCTGATACCCCTCAACCTGCTTCTTATACTTATCTATAAGAAACTCGCCATCGTTGTTTTTGCGTTGGATCTTATTTAACGGCGAAGAGTCCTCGGTTGCAATCTCCGTACTCTTAATATCAGAGACGATAGCTTCGGCCTTCCCTTTGTTGTCCCTAAAGAAGACGATATCAGCTTCACCTAAGGTCCTCCCACTGTTAGGGTCGTTTGCATTGATACTGTTAATGTCTACCATCTTGACATCAGAAATCATAGCAAACCCCTCGGATAGCTTCTTGACAGACATGTCTCGAACGAGTGAAGCAATCTTATCCATCTGAGCACCGAGATCATCATCGATCTCGACCTCTACCTCGTGGACCTTGCCATTCTCGTCTTTTGCCTGAAGGACAACCTTGTGACCACCACCATAGGTCTTACCATTGATGGTATGCTTAGAGAAATAGACAGGCGTACCTGCCGTCACCCCCTTGGCTGCGAGTTCAAGGATAAGCCCTCTGAGTGTAGCTGTAGTCTTAACGGCTTCAAGGATCTCATGCTTATCCTTACCGACAAGGCTAACAACCTTGTCCGCGGTGCTGCCGCTACTCGTCTCTTCATTATTAGTAGAGATTCCCTTGGTGGACCTACGGACGACAATGGTATGGGTGGTACCACTCAGCTCATCGCCATACCTAAGGAGTCTACCCTTCTCGCTGTTCTTGAAGTCAGCTGACAGGGCACCATTGATAAGAGCGAATGTATCTGCCTTCAAGGTGTCTTGCATCTGATTCCACTCAAACCTCTTGTGGGTGCCACTGACAGGGTCGACCTCAAACATGTAGATTCGACCAGCCTGCACAGCCGCGATATGAGGAGAGGTAGAACTCTTAACCACTATACTATAGCCTTCCCCAGCCAAGCTGTTGGCGAGGTTGTCCTTGATCTTATCTACAGATTCTGAGGAGGTGCCACCGAATGGACCATCATCAGTTGCAGAGGTGTCTACTAGTGCAGTCCTGGTTATTGGTCCCTGAGGAGGAGTAGGAATAGTTGTTCCTTCCTTAGTCCCTTCCTCATCACCTTTACCGCCTTCCTCAGGTGCAGACTCAGAGATGGCTTCAAAGCCAGCTTCACTACGCACCTCGGTCATTCGCATGCCACTGGTCATAAGGCTCTCGACCTTCTTCTTGTCGCTCATGATATCCTCAGCGATGGCCGTCCTGCGATTCTCCTTGCCAGAAGACTTCATAGCCTCGACGATAGCATTAGCAAGAGCCTGCCTGGTGTTCCCTGAAGAGAGGTCGATATCTACTACAACAGGTGCCGAACTCTTCGTATTACCCTCATTTAGTCGCTTGGGGAATGTGATCTCAACTTGAGTTACATTCCCATCAGCATCGAGAAGAGGCTTAACCGACCTGACAAAGGAGCTACCGAATACTTCAGGGTACTTCTCCTCATAGATTCCTGAGGCTACACCATCAGGTGTTTCCATGGCCTTCTCAAACTCTTCTGTGAGCTTAGCCATGTACTCATCAGCCAGATCAGAAGCATCGCTCTTTCCGGCTGTACCTTGTACAAGATCGATAATTCGATCTCGACCCTTAATGCCAACAAGCATAGGTTTAGGCCCATCCTTGCCATTTATGAGGACGACTAGATAAGTCTGGCCATAGTTCTGGGCTAGGAATGATTCCTTCTCTTTTATAAACGCGTCGATCACACCAGCAGCCTCACTAGCAAGATCCTCATTGTGAGTAGTCCTTTTGATCGTTGGCGCATTGTGGCCATTTGGGAATGCCGTGACAGACATAGCTACCTGCCCCCTCTTCAGCTCCTCCTCAACAGCATTCTCGATTGTCTCTGCATCGATAGACTCATCGCCGCGGGCGCGCTTATCCTTGAATGGAGAGTACTTGACCTTGCTGACAGTCGTCTTCGGAGCCTTGAGGTCTGAGGAAGAGAAGATATTGAACTTCTTATCATCAGTGGCTAAGGCGCGAGCATTGTTGATGAGGTCCTGCGTGTTACCTGATGTCTGGACAGGCAGCATACCGATCGGGATGAACTGTTCTTGATCATCCTTGACATAGACGATAAGAGGTGAGTTGCTCACGTCACCATTATTGGATAGTTCCTCAGCAAAGCCAAAGAAAACCTCCTTACCCCTAGCGTTTTTAAGATTGACCTCGACGTGATTATCAGCATACCACCTCTTCCATTCCTCAGGGACCGGATCGTTCTTCGCTAGCTTAGTATTGTACTCATCCCAAAGAGTGAGTGATTTTATAGGGGTGAGGTCAGTTGTTCCGCCACCTGGTCCTGCGGGTGGTGTAGTAGAGCCACCCTCAAGTACCTTAGTCCTATTATTTTCTGGAACAGGATCGTTAGGCTGGGTCACAGGAGTAGGATCGTCAGTCTTGGCCTGCTCTTTCTCAACCCTCTCCTTCTCCTTGGAGTACTGGTCAGCCATCTCGTTGAGGTATCTCTTGATGTCCTTCTCATTCTCTACGACCATGGCGCTAACGATCTCTCTAGCAAGGGTGCTAAGGCTCACACCATCCTGTAGGCGATTATTCAGCTCATCGTGGCTAAGGCTTATACTAAGAGTAAAATCACCATAGTTAGTCTTGAAGAATACATCTATCGCTGCTCGACCATTAGCAAAGCTGATGGATGTCGTCATTGTGGTATCGCCATTAGCAATGCTATTGATCAAGGCATTACTGCTGCCAAACACCCTATTTAACTCATCGACCACGCTTGAGTTGAGGATGGTGACACCACCGGAAGATACGGACGCCACGTCATTCTGCAGGGCTGCATCGAACTTTATAGAGTCAATGTGGTGCTCACCATTAGGTTGCGATGGATTTCCCGGCAAGGTCCCTTCCTCCGCCATAGGGTTGTCAGGGAATTGATCCATATTATTGGCCACCCATTCAGCGATAGAGTTCATGAGCTCTTCGCTTTCGATACCAAGCATTGCTATAGCTGTGGTCATCTTCCCCCTAAGGTCAAGTAGATCCGACTTCATGGCTTCCTTGTAGTCGGCATAAGCGCCATCAGATTCCTCCTTTATGGAGAGACTTACATAATCGATGATATTCTTGATGAGCTCTGTAGCGTCACGACCCTCAATACCATAGCTATGTAGTATCTGCATGAACTTATCATTCTCTGAAAGGGCCTTCATAATTGCATCGTGAACGGCAGACTTATACTTTGACAAGCCTGACTCACCCTCTCCTTTGTCCTGAGCCTCCTGAGCACCTTGACGTATAGCGATTGCTGCATCAGTTGCGCCATTCTCGGCGGCAACATTAGCAGCTTCATCTGCATTCTGGGCTTTTTCACCACTATTGATTATCTCTTTGCCTTTTCTCCTGGCTTGAGCTTCCTCATTACGCGTAGCATTGGCAGTAAGACTCTCGCGAGCCTTCTTATCAGTAAGGAGCTTGTTGAGGGACTCAATACCATTCATAGCCTCCCTGGCGAACTTAATAGCGAGTGCGCCACTCTGAAGACGACTTTCATCAACGAGTGTAATCTTAGCAAGCTTCTTAGCCAACTCGTCATTGCCAGAAGCAACAGCCGCCTCACCATAGGCGTTGTTGAGTTCGTCAAAGGCAGTAAACCTCTTCATGAACTCATCCCATCCACCAAGAGTATTGGAGAAGTCGGATTTAGGAGCATTCTCCTTCTTCTTCTGAGCTTCCTCAATGGCGCGCATGCGCTTTTCAAGTGCTTCGATCTCCTTGTTGATAGCTTCGATGTTGGCCTCGAGAATGCTCTTCTTCTGCTCATCATCAGTATTGAGGTTGTCACGCATCGCCTCGCGATCCTTGAGGAGCTCGGTCATGCGATTCTTTGCAGCCCCGGAGATCTCATTATAGATGCCACTGAGCTCTTCCTCAAAAGCATCCATGTGCTCTGACGCTAGCCTTCTCAGATGATTGAAGCTAGCTGCAGCTGCAGCAATACGACTCTTCTCACGACCGCTAAACTCACCAGCCTTTGTAGTGAGGTTGAGGAAGTACATAGTCTTGCTATAGTCGGTAGCGATGTCGGCAAGAGTATGCTTCTGCTTGTTGATCTCGCCAGCGATATCCTTGATGGCCTTCTCGGTGAGCTTGTCAGAGCCTTCACCCTGGAAGTATGCCTCCTGCATCTTCTTCTTCTCCTCAGGATCGAGTGTGTTCTCGATACGCTGCTTAGCGATACTGACAAGGGTGGCTTCATCGGTCTCATTGACATCAAGGAACTTGAGGAAGGGACGGAGATTATCAGGCACCTCGGAGAATGGATCAGACTCAGATCTCCTTGCTTCCTCACGTGCAGCCTTGTCAGCCTCACGCTTAGCAACGGCAGCCTGATACCTGGCTTCCTTAGCTTCGTTATTAGGACTGAAGAAAGAGGAAATAGCGTGACCCATGTCAGCACCGAACTCACGAGTAGATCTCATCATATCCGAAGTCCACTGACCGAAATTACGCTTATTGAAGTTAGCTTGTCCGATAGAGCTGTTGTATATCACGCCAAGCATGGTGGCAACGTTGTGAGCCTTAGTCAGCTCCTCTGCAGCTGCGGTCTCAGCTGAGTCACTAGAGGTCTGTGCCACCTGAGCCAGGAGAGCATTCATACGGTCGGCTGAAGCCATAGCATCAACGACGCTCTGATAGGTCTCATGGACAACCTCGGCATAGTTCTGACCGAAGACCTCAGTCATTACCTTCTTCTCCTCATTGGTCAGTTGCTCGTGTCTACCATTGATCATCTTGGTCATAGCCTCAATGGCCTCGTCTGACGTGCGCTGCTTGCCGCCGGAATACTTGTAGTCTCGGTAACGCTCTACACCGGAAATACCAATAGGACTGCCGTCATACAGCTTACTCAACCAGCTCTTCTTGGTCTGCCTTGCGTCACCGAAGGCATCGGTTCTATGACTGTCGTTAGCAAACTTACTACCCTTGTACATGGGCATGAGGAGAGTGCTGACGATGGCAGGCAGAGCTTCGTCAGTCCACGTAGAAGCGGAGGTTGTGGTATCCCACATTCCCTTACCAATCTCCCCAAGAGAGCCAAGTACACCGATAGAGGTGCTGTTCCTTTCTGAGATGGTAGAAGCGCGGAGCATCTCATCGACAGATCTCTTGCCGATATTCTCTGCGCCCTTACTGATACCACCCTGTACTACTTCCTCAATACCTTCTGCGGAAGCGTTGATAAGCGTACTACCAAGAGCCCCAAGCCTACCAGCCTTCCTCAAACGGCTAGTACCAGCGAGCTTATCAGTGGCTAGCTCGTAGGTGTACTTATTCATGAAGGTAAGGAGGACGGTGTTGAGACCTGCAGTCCAACCAGCTGCAAGACCATTGCGCTGGTCGATCTCGTCGCTAGCGTTCTGCAGGATAGCCTCCTCAGCATGCTTCTTGTACTCAGCTACGACAGACTCGGCTGCTTTTGCAGCAGCGTAAGATGGATTTTTGACCTGACCTGATAGCACCCCAGCAATCTCACGCTTGAGCCTGGGATCCAGATGCGACTTTGCCATAATGATATCGGTAAAGTCACTAAACTTCATAGCTCCGTACTTACGCTCATAGGAATAGAAGTCCTGATCGAAGTCTTTCTGCATCATGGACAACAGTTGATCAAGCTGACCTTTCTTGCCTTCCTCAAGAGCCTTACTCACGCCATACGACTCTACAGCTGCTTCACTAAGTGCGCCATAGAAGAGTGAGGAAGCCGAGAACATCTTCCTGGTGTACTCAGATGCCTTAGCCCACCTAGCTGCAGCTGTGACAGACTTAGATAGACTACCAAGACCAGAGAAGGCACCACCAAGACGACCAAGAGCAGCTGTAGCCATACCACCATAGGTGAAGCCCCATTGACCTACCATGTCAGATGCAGCGTGCCAGAAGCCAGAGTCCATACCTCGGCTAGCCAGTGATGCTTCTGCACCTTGGATAGCCCTATCTGCAAACCCTGCGGTCTCAGCTAAGTACTTATTCCCTGCGCCGAAGATGCTATATAGTGCACCCTTGCCTTCTTGCTGTACAGCGTCGCTGAGCATGTAGTTAGGTGACACATCATTCCCGCTGAAGAAGTAGTCTGACGCTCCCCTGATAACGTCTGACCCAGCCTTAACAGACTGGGTGGCGTTAGCAAGGAGCTTATTCATCGATGCGTTCATCCAGACCTCAGCCTTGTCGAGGAGGCCGTAGTCATCGCCCTTCACCTTAGCTCTCTTCTCGTCCTGCTGGATAGCCCCTTCGGTCTCGGGGTTAGAGCTGATATCTGCAAAGGGGTTCTCCCCCTTAGGCATGATGTTGGCAATCGCCTTATCGATCGCAATCTGCTTCTCAGCTTCATTGAGACCTTCAAGGCTACCCTCAAGGCTCCTGATGGCTGAAGCGCGGTACTTCTCAGCATTGATGTCGTACAACTCTTGAGCTGCGCGGAACTCATCATCTATGCGCTCCTGTGTCCTACGCCCAGAGCTGGACGTGATGTCTCGGCCGAAGATCGGCCTGAATACTTTTCTCTTTGCTCTTCCCATATTTGTCTTTAATATCCAGGAATTTGATTGGTTGGGTCAAGAAGCAGGGGCATGTTCTGATCTAAGATAGCCATCTGGTCTTCATCGATAGATGCGCCAGCGCGCTTGTTCTCGATGACAGACTGATACTTGGCCATGAATAGCTTCTTCTGCATGAGTGATTCCTCAGAGGTATTGAAGTCGTACTCAGATCCTATGCCCATTTGCTGTTGTATGTTCCTTGATGTTGAGAGGGGCACAAGGATCGATGCAGGCTGCTTTGTGCTACCATTGATGTACTGAGCCTCATAGTACATCCTACCATCCGAGGTCTGCATCACTCGGGCTGACTTAGGTCTTGTGCCACTTCTAAAACTTGTCACAAATGCATCGATTTCGCCAAGCTGATCATTCTTTGAGGTATTACCCCCATTGGCTGTCTTCTTAATAATCCCCCTCTTATAGTCATCTCCGTATGCACCAGTGATAGCGAGCTGAAGAATATCATTAGCCGTATCAGATGATACATTGAAGTAGCCGGCCACGTTGTTCTTCGCAGTCATAGCATACAGGCCATTGTTGATCTCAGGTGTACTCTGGATAGCGTTGAAGTTCGGAGTGAACCTCACACCCTTGCCGTCTGCTGATTTTGCACTTGGAGCTAACAGCTTATTTCCATTCCATGTGAACCCTGCAGGTTGGAGCATCTTGGCTACGGTTGGTAAGTTCTGACTACCAAAGGTCTTCGCAAACGACTCAGTGAGCATCTCACTGAATTTGGCTGGCGTTTTAGAAGATGCTGGAAGCCTGTTGTATCTATTTGCTGCAGCCTGATACGTTGATTGGACGAGGGTACGTCCTACAGCACCAGACCAGATACCAGCCTTACCGCCCCCTCTTGCTTGTAGGGTAATAGTACCACCAGTCATATCAGGACTACCTGCAGCACCACCATTTCCGCCTCTATGACCTCCACCGTTATTGTGTCTTGCTGATTCGCGAGCTCTAGCCAGCCTATCTTGGAGCATCATGATAGCTTCCTTATCCTCAAATGGTGTCATAGCATCACCACCTGCAGCACCGATCATACCACGCTGCACGCCATGGACGAGAGCGAAGTTAGCCTCAGGCTCATCAAGATGCTTCCTGATGTCCTCACCATAGGAGGACTTGACCTGATGAAGGACCTGGTTGTAAAGCTCAGTGAGTGGATTCTTAGGATCAGAGAAATGCTGGCCGATAGCCTTATACACATCTTCAGCACTTGATCCCTTCACTGTACGCAGGATCCTTGTGAGCCTATCGATGTTACCGATAAGCTTGAGGTCCTGTGTGCTGTTTCTCCAAGCTGCAAGGTAGTCGAATGCTCGCTTCCTAGCATCCTCACCAGAGAAGAGGAGAGGAGCTACCTTATTAGGATCATCGATGAATGATTGGATGGATAGATCCTTGCCAAGGACGACTGCAGAGGGATCCTGCAGCCTAGCCTTAGAAGCCATATCGTTGTACTGTGCTCGCCTAGTAAGAGCGTCCTTGAGCTGGTTAGACCCTTGGAGGTACTGACCCTTGAGCTTCACCAGGTCTTGCATCATTGCTCTGTTGTACGCGCCATCAGAGATGACCCCTTCCTTGGCAATCCTATCAGCATACCCGCTGAGCTTAGATAGCATAGGAGCGATAGTGCCCTTGTAGAAGTCACTATTCTTATCCTCTGCAGATAGGGCTGAGGAAAGAGACATAAGGTCTGTATGGGACTGTATGGCGGTAGTATAGTACTCTTCCTCACGTCTCGCTAGAGGCTCAATGATGCGAGCCATCTGGTCGAAGGAGGTAGGCTGCATTACCGCTGTGGTAACTGTCGTTTTAGCCATTATCTATTATTATTAGTATCTCTTCAAAGGTACGGAAGAATGATGGCACTGTCGCCACCACTCTTCCATATCTGTTACTTAGGTCTCTTGAGGAGGGCTAACCCTTGTAGTGGCGGTGATACTACCGTGCCAGGACTAGCTCCCAGAGACAGGTCATGCTTCTTAGTCCAGTCAAACAGCGTCGTGAGATCTATGGTCCCTGGATTGGCTGGCTGTGTCGTGGTTTGAGGAACAGCATAGTCTGGAGAGTACCCCGGTGTCCTTATGATGTTACCCATATCATCGAAGGTGTACCCATGCACGGCAGCTACCAACCTCCTGTTGAGAGCTGTCTCACCGATGGAGCTGAGGTTCATTGCGAAGTTGTTGAGGTTAGTAGACCTAGCCTGCGCATTTGTCGCTTCCTCAGCCGCTCTCATCGCCTCAGACCTTTCAATACCCTGCAACCTCTGTGCTGCTATCTGCCTGTTAGCCGCTTCCTGTTGGAGGATGAACTGGAGGTTCTGTGCTTCCTGCTGTCGGTTGAAGCCAATAGCTGCACGCCTACGCTGATCGTTAAACTCATCAGCCCTGATCTTAGCATCAGCGATAGCCTGCTGGGTGTTATACCCAGATGCAAGAAGACCAGCTACAGCACCAAGACCATTACCACCGGAGCCATTGATTATCGCGTTCCTCAAGGCATTACCCTGCGCGATAATCTTACTAGCCGTGTAGTCTGTGTCAAAGGGCTTATACGTGTCCTTGACGATCTCTGGTGTCCTGATAGGGGCCTCCTTGAATGTCTTCACATACTCACGCTCGATCCTGTCAGCCCTAGAGAAGTCATCCTTATTCGTAGCACCGAAGGTATCACGAAGGACATTGAGACCTGATAGGGCTGCAGGAGCATACCTGAGGAGAGGAGAAATAGCACCTCCCTTGGCGAAGATCTGTCCCTGAGGAAGAGATGGTTGAGTCAAAGCCTTGACCTGTTCCTGCCTCTCTGCAAGCCTAGCCGTCTCTACCTCGAACCTACGCTTCTCGATAGGATCATTAGGACGCTGCTCAAGGGACTTGGCTAGCTTCCTTGCTGCTTTTGCAAAGGTCTTACCCTTGCTTTCTTCTAGTCGATCTGAGAACATATAGTTACCTACCTTAATCTCTCCTTCCTCAGCCAACATAGGTTGGCCTTCACCATTGATGCCGAACTGCACACCACCATTGGGATTAGTCTCGTGAGTACCACCAGCGTTGAACTCAGTCACACCACCGTCAGCGAAGAACTGCTGTTGAAGCCTGGTGTCGTTACTCCTATCCACAGACTGAGCTGCGGTGAGGAAGGATCTATTTACTTCATTGTTAGCGATAGCCCTCTGCTCATTAAGCTGACGCTGTCGCTCTCTGGCATCAGCACTACCCTTGAAGGCACCAGCAATACCACCGATGAGGCCTAGACCACCACCGATGATAGAGCCGATAGGACCAAAAGCTGTACCTGCAACAGCACCACCAAGGATGCCTGATGCGATACCACCGATAGCATTGCCATCATCCCTCACCTGAGAGTATGAGACTGAGTCGAGTGGATCGATAGCTTCCCATTGAGCCATGAGAGCGTCATTGCTGTCGACACCCACAGGACCGGTATGGTACTGCGCCTCCTTCTCAAGACCGCTAGTATCCTTTAGCTTACTGGACGTGAGGAAAGCATCGCGTACGGCAGAGATCCCGGAGATAGCCCCCGAGATCTTACCTGCTATACGACTTGCCCTAGCCGCCCTTATTTCTGATTCTGTCATATATATCACTCGTAATAGTGAACAGTTATATCGTGAATGATGCTCTTGTAGAGTAGCCCACCCTTAGAGTGTAGCCTAAGATGCATCCAAGGATTCCTGATACGATCCATCTTGAACTTGCTCTGCGCGTCTCTGGGGACCTGTATTCTGTAAATCCTGAACTTCTCCTTCATGCTTGACGGATAGTTCGTTACAAAGTTAATCCCATATCCCATAGTGCGCTGATACTCCGTCCACACGTCCATGTGGGTCAGGCCAAGCTCAATCAGCCTATCACCATCCCAGGTATCGCCACGCACATCAAGGCTAGTGAAGATCTTATCCTCGCCTGCACCCTCGGGGTTTACCCTGTAGTGGATAGACCAGTCGAGAGCCTGACCATACAGACCAGTATCATACACCGACTCATTACGCCAGAGATAGCCATAAGCCAAGCTGTAGACAGACTGACCTAGCACGAACATCTCCTCAATCCTCTTGTAGTCATAGAACGACTCGAAGGACTGCAGCTCCTCATTGTAGCACAGTGTCTCCTCCTTGGTACAGACGTGAATCCTATTCATCACACCCTCCGAGAGCAATACAGCCCCTGTGGTGGACGATAAGTAGTCCTGCATAGACTTCTGCTTGGAGATAGGAGATAAGCCGTCAGATAGGCTGTAAAGCGTGCTGGTGCGGTCATCAAGGAGATAGAGAGCCGAAGCGGAATGGCATACCCTCCTCAGAGAACCTGTACCGATCTCCTTAGACATGTACCTATGGCCATCGACCTTACGGCTGTTGCTGATCTCGATAGGTACACCATCAGAAGCCTGGACCTGGACCCTACTGTTGTAGTTGATAAGTCCTATCCCCTGTCTCTGTACGAAGAACAGTCTGTCAGATGAGGAGAGGATCCTAGTGATACTACCACAGATACCATCAAGGGAAGCTGTCGATGCGCCACTGAAGTGAGTGTAGTTGTCTATAAACTCACCGTTCTGCTTCGTCTTACTCCACGTGAATGATGCTGGGTGATACGACGTGAGCATGTAGTCAGGGATGATGTCATAAGTCTTGAGCTTCATCCTATCATTGTAGACATCGTTCATCTTGTTGACGTTGTCCATGCTCATAGCCTGCGGTGTCTTGATACCGATATTCCTGTCGTACCTACCAAGCTGGTTCACCCTGGTGAGGAGAGGAATGTCGATGATGTCAGTCACCTTATTAGCTTCTGAGGAAGGGATAGTCTTGAAGAGCGTTGTCGTCTGATAGTAGGCATCACCTCCTCCTGTAGCACTCTTAGCCGTGGGTGTCACATAGGAATAGGCTTCCCACATGAGGCTCTCAATATCGTAGGACGGTGCCTCCCTTGTCATGATAGCGATGGGAAGGATAGAGCCGATAAGAGGAGCCTTGACAAGACTCTTTGAGGAGAGGTCAACTTGGTTGTACCTCTTCATGAGCTTCTCAGCTGTGACCTTGATGATCTCTCTGATCAGTGCCCTGAGGTCATCCCTATAGCTGCTTGACGAACCAACACCCAATGCCACCTTCTTCCTTGACGCGAACATTAACCACAGGCCTACAGACGTAGCGTCAGTCTTGTAGATAGAGTGCCTGAAGGGTACGCCATTAGAGTCGATGACATCGCCAGAGTCCTTGGTGTAGGGCTGAATGATGCGCATCTTACCCTTCTTGTCGTCCATAGCCTCATGCTTGTTCCAGTAGACACCACCAGGAGGCGTAGCGTAGTAGAAGGTCTGATCGCCGTTATCTGCGTCAAGAGTAAGCCAGCTAGGCCTCATACTCTCTCTTACTTCCTCAACCGTAGCAAAGAACGTAGTCGCTACATCAGCGTAGGAAGTCCCAGGGAAGTCACCATCATGGAACTCGATAGAGACAGGTCCCCAACAGTTCTTAGCACTACCATAGTTAGCACCACCTTGAGGATCGTAGTCATGGGTGAACCACCTACCTTCCATCGTGTTGATGAAGTCCTGTATAGCACTTGCTGGGAGAGTGTCACGCTTGACGTGGTTACTAGCGAGATCGTCCTTATTGAACTTGATAACGAAGTGGTCTGACGTTCCGTACTTCATCCTAGTCGGTCCACTGACGCTCTGTACTGACCTAGCCTTACCTTTGCCGTCTACACCAAGGAACCTAGACGTAGCACCCTTGATAGCTGGGAGGATCTTGTCCACCTCACCAAGGTAAGTCTGATCAGCTACCTTCTGAAGAGAAGGACCGTTGTTACGCCAGGTAGATGCCTTGCAGTTGAAGGACGACTCATTAGTCGTAGCCTGGCCATATACAGATAGCCTTGCCGTTGTGTTCTCTACCACCTTACCACCTGATGTGTCCTTGGTGGAGAACAGTGGCATAGCTATACCGACCATATCAGACTCCAGTGTAGATACTCTCAAGATCTCTGCACCTGGCTCAAGCCTTGTCGTGGTACTGATAGATGTTGACAGAGAGGGCCTGAGGAGAGACTCATGGTCATAGATAGCCGACATATCATTCCACTTCCCTTCCTCAAGCCTCGTGTCTCTATAGACGTAAGACTCGATAGGGTCATTAAGCGTCTTGACGTGAATCTCTACATCCTCATCGTAGCAATCCTGGATATCAGGCGTGTTGAAGGTCTGCACGTCAGCACACACCCTCACCTGCGCTGAAGCAAGACCAAGAGTGGTAGAGCTCGACTTGAAGAAAGGTTGGTCCACCTCCTTCCTGAAGAGGGACTTGTTGACCGTCATATCACCGAGACTCTCCGGTAGCAGCTCATCACGCGTGATAGGCCTGAAGCAATATGAGGAGAAGGCGTATGGTACACCGTCCTCTCTGTCAGCCACAGTATAGAGTGTTGGAGAGAGTACGCCATTAGCTATCGTCCTACGCTCCTTCGTCGAGGGGTAATGGATAAGAATCCTATACCCTACGTAGTCACCAATCACTGGCGGTGGAGATACCACAAGCCTTGAAGGTTGGTTAGGGGCAGTAAACACACCGACAGGCACAGGGTTGGACTCCTGACCTGTCCTGCTGATGAGCTGGATAGCTACAGGGTATTGCTCGTACGGCATGAGGACAGAGATATCCTTGTGACCCTTGCCTGCCTGGTTAGTTCTGAAAGGATCCACATCGACAGGCTTGAAGGATATGTTGCCGGTAGCATAGTGGTCCTTAATCTCTCTCTGCTCTTCCTCAGACAACTTAAAGCCGGGGATAGAGAGATTGCCGAGGAACAGCGTGTTGTCCTTAGCTGCAAGCGTAGAGGCGATGATAGTGTTGCTACCGAGATATAGGATAGCCTGTGGCTCAATACTGATACCTGGCTGGCCATAGTCATGGAACTCTACACTAGTGCCAGTGACAGGGATAGAGTCGACACGCTGCACATCAGGCGTACCACCCTCGCTAGTCTTGAGGATCCTATACACATTGACGAAGTCGGCCTTCTGGTCCAGGCCTGACACCTCGATATCAAAGGAACAGTTGATGATGTCCTCACCTGACCCACCACGGCCATCGGAATGGGTGATGTAGTAAACGTCAGACTCTGCAAAGACCTTCGACTCCTTGCCATGAAGAATAGAGTAGGTGAAGAGATAGGTGACGTTACCACTATGCAGCTTTGATCCACGACCCCAGCTCTGTGTGACATTTACCTCTTCCTCAAAAGTCAATGACCAGGTGTTATTGATGTAGTCAACATCAGGATTGGTGGCAAGACGCTTGTCATGGATGTTAAGAGACCTCAGAGGATTGACACCATCGACCCAGTAGACCTTCTCAATGTCATCACGCTCGACTACACCGACCATATCGACGTTGTCGCTCAGGTTCATCTCCGTCTGGTAGATCTTCTTGATGTTCTCACCATCAAAAACGAATACCATACCATCCTTGCCGAGCTTACTAAGGATGATAGCCTTATCACCGATCACAGTAGTAGCTACAACGCGGCCAGGGACAGAGCTCTTGGCTTCTGTCCCCTTGATGCTGCTTATAGAGAAGAGCGTGTTACTGCCGTCTGAGGAGATGCGGATATTCCTCAGCTCGTAGGCTAAGTCATTAGACGCTCTAGCTTCTGCATGGTCCTGTGCCATGCCTCGTGCCATTAGGCGGATAACCTTCTCTTTCATCGCATCTTCGTACCAACGTCAGAGAACCTTGCTCTCAGACCTATTTCAATGATCTCCTCAGCCGTAGGCATCCTCTGTGATGCAAGGTACTGTCCCACAGCCCATGCATAGTCCTGCTGTGCCTGGTGTGATGACTCCCTGCTGATCTTGTTGTTGTCGAAGAGGAGCTTGTACTGGTCCATCTTGATGTAGGACAGGATAGCGTCAATGAGCATCTCATCCTCATAGACCATGGGGAAGCCATCCTCATCCACCGGCATAGCCAGATAGGAGATGTCGATCTTACCCTTCTCAAAGCCACACTGCATAACACCATTGCGTAGAGTGTACTCGTACTTCCCTATACGTCCGCTTCTCCTCACTTCATTCATGGGGATGTAACCGATACGTACGGACTGAAGCCTGAGACAGTCCTTAGGTAGCCTACCACGGAAGAGCTTGATGTCCACCTCGTCTTCATAGATATCAAGACTGTCGGGCTCAGCGTACTTCCTCGTGAAGCTAGCTACATACTCAGCAACAGCCTCCTTATCCAGGGTAGCCAAGTTTGGATTCCTGGTCAACCTAGAAAGGAGGCTATCAATACCTATGTACCTGTTCATATATTAGTCTTTGTTCATGTTCGCGGAGGCGAGTCTTCGCACTCCTGTAATACTCAAAGAGGTAATGGCGCATTACTGTACGCCTCCTCATGGACTTCTTGCTACGTAGTATCAGCTTCTGCTTCCAGTCCTGTCTCACAAAGCCCTTATGGCCACTCTTCCTAATCTCATTGGTCTTTGCCCAGTCGATAGGTGGTAGACCTACTAGCTTACCATTGACAAGCCTAGGCTCGTACTCCCTGAGCTCAAGGTAGAGAACAGCTAAGTCCAGAGGGAGGCGAACCATCCCTTCCTCAAGCAAGACTTCAAAGAGAGCGGCATTAAGGTCCTTCACTATGTCTATGAAGATATCCCTCTTTACCTTCTTCTTGAGATCGCGCCTGAGGAAGGGATAGATCTCTTTACTTCCTATACTCTTCATCACTTAGCTTTCCTGTTCCTCAGCTGACGAGAAATAGCTGATGCAAGCGTATAGACATCTGGGAGGTCGTCCATGCCGTTGTTCTTGTAGTCATCAGCATTGTACATCGTAGACAGTATGTCCTTCCTCACAGCATCTATGAGAGGCATCACTAGCCCTTCCTCAAGAGGAATGGTGATGTCATAGTTGTCAGCGCACTCTCCTCCCTGTCCTTCCTCAGGCTGATCACAGAGGAGCTTCCTATCAGGGATGGATGCAGGCATGCAGGTGATACGGACCTCACCAAGGTACTTCATCCTGGGATCAAGACCTTTGAGCTTGAGATGCCTGTCACCACCGATAGTGCCATAGATGGTCTTAGCGGCAAACTCACCTGACAATGCATGCCTGAACCTATCTGTGTTGGCTGAGCTGATAGTGAGCTCCCCAGCCTCGATGTTGTAGTCACCTATCATAGAGGGCAGCTTATCAACACTTGTAGATTCAAAGACATCCTTACACTTGTCGATACTCTTCAGCTTGAGCTTAACGCAGAGCTCTACCTTATTCTCACTACCGGGATCCTTGCCATTGTACTTCTTCTCGATAAGGAGGGCGCGGTACTTGTCTATGAGGAAGGCGATGTGTGCGTCGGTGAAGCTGAAGTCATCTGAGCCACCCTTGACCTGATCGGTGATCAATGATATGAGTTCTCTGTACGTTGCCATTACACTTCAATTCTAAAGGTACCGTCAGCGACACGTATCTCGCAACGCTGTGTGACCCTGAGCCTCCTATTAGATTCTACAGGGTCATTGAGGATGAGATCGCCTGCGCCGAAGTCAACTCCACACAAAGATAGCTCTGAGGAAAGGATAGAGAGCATCGACCTGTATTCCTCTACCGTGGCATAGAGACCTAGCGAGGTTCTGTCGATGATAGCTACCTCTATAGCGATGAGCGTATCCTTGTCGTCCTTGGCTTCTCCCTTACTCAGACCATCATAATAGTCGAGTAGGAGATCTATAATTTCTCTATCGGTCATTGCAGCTACTACATTTTTTCTTCTCCTCAGCCACAGGCTCACCAGTCAGGGCCCAGAAGCGGTTAGCTGCATTGACATCACCACAACGTACCGCAGCACGCATACCCTCCATGAGGAGGATAGTGTCAATAACAGCTGACTTGTTATACTTACCTTCTTCACCAACACCCATGCTCTTCTTCACGCGACGATAGAAGATCCCTTCATCGTAGGTGATAAGCTGGAACTTGTTCTTGTCGAGACCACAAGGCGTGCTCTCCATAGGTGCACCAGCAAGCTCTACGTCAATGAGGAAGAGATCAGTGGCATTAGCGTTGATCTTGTCCAGTCTCAGCTCAAGACGTGCTCTCCTCCTTCTCAAGTCGTTATGAGCCATCTCAGACTCAGTAGGCAGGACACCACAGAACTCACGACATAGGTTAGCTGTAGCGATATCCTCAGGGATGGCAGAGATATCCTGCTCATGCTTTACCTTGTCCCCAACAGTGACCTTGACCTTCCTCAACCACATGTTGTCATAGTAGCATAGTGAGGATACGCTGATGTCGATGATTAGTTTATTTACCCTGGTGTCTACCAGCAATTCATTGATCTCGATCATTTGTCTTTAAGAAATAAGGGGGCCACCTACAGGTGTAGATGACCCCCCAGATTCTACATGAGGTTGGTTAGCATTCGTCAAGAATGGCGACACCATCCTTGGCAGGATGAAGCTCCTTCTTGATAGCGTCCTTGAACTTACCATCCAGAAGAGCCTTCAGCTCGTCGTACTTGCCGTAGAGCGTGATATCCTTCTCACTACGGAAGGTCTGAGTGCCAGAACCGAGGTGAGCGTAGTGGATATCCAGAGCGTCGTACTCCTGCGTAGGATCAGCTACCATACCAACAGGGAGCTTGTAGCCGTGACCAAGGCCCTGGTGCTCATCACCACGGAAGCCGAAGTGGAAGCGCTCCATGTCTGCGACAACGGGACCGTTGATCTCGTAGTTGTCAGCATTCGTGTAGTCGAGCTTGACGCGCTTGCAGACGATGTTCGTGTTGTCTGATGCACCAGTCATCATGACACGAGGCTTGAAGCTAAGCCTGTACGTGGGAGCCGAGTGAGCGGGGTTGTAGAAGAACGTCTGATTTTCCTTGAGGACAAGACCGTTGATGTTCGTGACAGCAGTCTTGAGCTGATCAAACGTCATATCGTGCGTGACTTCTACGAGGGTGCCGATCGTATCCTCTGTACCTGCCGTGTCGATGAAGACCTGGATAGCGTTCTCACGAATCTGATACATCCTCTTAGCGAGATCAAGAACAGCGAGAAGGAAGTTATCCTTGTCGAGGTTGAAGCTACCATCGTAGTCGAAGTTGATAGACTCAGTGATCTTGTTCAGCTGCGTGTTCGTGTAAACACCGAAGATATCAACATAGATGTCGACATTCTGCTTTTCTACCGTAGACGTAGCAGGGATCATGATCTTGTAGCAATCCTTGTGATGACGGAGCTGTTCCTTCTTCGTGAGGCGGATCTTGTTGATGCTCGCCAGAGGAATCTCGTCAGTGCGAACAACACCATTGTGCGTGCGATACTCGAAGTACATGTAGCCGCCCTCGTCATTGATGAACAGCCTAGCCTCACCGAGGTCGCCCTTTTCGGGGAGATGATCACTAGGACCAAAGCCAGTGGCCAGCTCAACCTTATTTGCGACATATACCTGTCGCACCTGATTAACCTTGTAACCCATAAATAATTATTTCCATGCGGCACGTGCTAGTTGCACGGCCTGTAAAACGATAGACCGGTGGAGGTACGGATTGAGCTCACTAGTGCGAGCCTTCGTCTCTCCATTTATTGTGAGCCCATCCTGGAGGTCCTCCAAGATGATTGGCTTTGGTATGCGAAGATAACGCATAGAGTAGCCAGAGAAATCCTTCTTGTAGATGATCTCTACCATGTCACCTGCCATAAGGCGCAGTGGCTGGATGGTAGGACCTGAGAAGGGATTGACAAGCCTCTTAGCGATCTTGTCGTGGCTTACCGGTGCGACTGTGATAGCGCAACCACCTACACCACTGACATACTCGTAGAGAGGCTGTATCATATCCTCTGGTGTGGCAAAGAACCTAGAATAGCTTGTCACACCCTGGATGCCTTTCAGCTCCCTAGTAGTGGTCGTGACAGATGCTACAGCTTCATAGTCCTTGAGGAGAGTGTGCAGACGAGACCTGTTCTCATCGGAGCCGTCCAGACCAGGGAGATCCTCCCCGCCGATGATAGCGGAGAGGACCTGTTCCTGTGCTGTTGTCAGGAGACGACTCTTCTCATACTCAGTAAGACCTGGAGCGCTGTTACTCGACAGGTTGTTGTATAGAAGATCAAACTCGTGAGAGAGCTCCTGTACCGTCATAGTCTACTTTTCTGCGTCCTTAATACTAGCCTTGAGAGTCAGGAGCTCCTCCTGATTCTGAGGGCGCGAGAGATATGCTGATGCGTTCTCCAGCGTTGGCTCCTCATCTACATTACAGATGGGCGTGTTGTCCAGACGATAGAACTTACCACCCTTGTTGAAGATGAGCTTGAGAGCTGCAGCCTTCTTGATGACCACCATCGAAGCGAGGTTCTCATTACCTGCGACCTCAATGAAGCGCTTAGGCGACTCCTGTGCGACCTTAGTCAGCTTGTTGAGGAGGAAGGACCTATCCACCCTGAGAGACAGTGCAGCGCCTGTGAGACGCTCCAGAACGGCACGCATGGTGTCGCGGTCATCCCTGATGCCATTGAGAAGCATGATAGCGTTGATGGAGAGATCTGCCTCTTCCTCAATGCGCTTAGCACGCTCATCCTCAAACGACAGGAGGTATAGATGCTCAGAGTCGGGATTCTTTCTATGTTCCTCAGCTGACGTAGCAATGATATGCTTGTTAGCTGCAAGGACCTTGTACTCGATGTACCCTTCAGGCGTGCTGAGGTCAATAGACTTATCCTCGGCGTTGAGCTTGATAGAGTAGTTATCCCAGTAGTTGTTCATCCTGAGGTAGCTGGAGAGGGCATCCTTGGGGAGACCCATCAGCTTGACGAGACATTCCTGCTCTTCCTCAGTCAGAACCTGCACGTAGGATCCATCGATCTTAACAGGTACACAGATCGTCACTGTCGCACCAGGAGCCCTACCAGAAGCGAGAACGTGGTTCTTGCTGGTTACCAGCGGGGTCTTCTTGGGGATCATCGTGACATTGACCCTCCTATCAGGTAGCGAGAACCCGCCCTCGTTCTTCACGAGGACGGACTCTTCGATGTTGGTTGATTTCTTTGCCATTTCTATTCTATGTATTCTTAGTTAGCCTTAGTCCCTGAGGATCGAGGGGATGAACGACATCACGCGCGAAGCGTCACGAACACATACACCCATCGTAGCGGTGCGCGTGAACTGTACGCTATCCTCGTCGTTAGCAGAGTGCTGGTAGGAACCACCACCATAAGCGCTCAGGGCGTGGCTCATCAGCGTGCCAGCGACGTTGTACCTCGTCGTACCCACGATGACAGAGCGGTGTTCTTCTGCACCCTTAGGCTGTACAAGCTGGATGTTGGGGTTATCCGTCGTACCGCAGTCGAAGAGGTCGAAGCGGTGAGAGAACGCCGTACCACCCTGGGGGTGAGAGATCTTGTTACGAACGATGTCATCGTACATGCTGTCGATGTCGAGAGTGATCGTCACGCCGTTAGGAGCGCGGTACTCAGTGAACTGGTAGCCTGCAGCCATAGCGTTGTCATGGTAAGGACTGTTCGTCCTCGTGACAGCGGGAGCGTTACCATCACCGATATAAGCCCAGCCCTTGACAGAGTCAGAGACAGCCTTGTGGAAGGCGATAGCACCATACTCACCAGTGCGGAGGATATACTTACGTTCGCCGAACTCCTTGTTATCGACAGAGAAGTCTACCAGTGCGCGTTCGAACATCTCGATGTTGAACTTCGTGTAGTAGTGCTGGTTGCCGTAGGAGATCTGCTCGTAGAGACCTGCACCTGTCTTGATCTTGTTACCGGAAGCACCGAAGAGCGTGAACTCACCATTGGCACCCTTGGTAGAGCGACCATAGGCAAGCATGTTAGCCTTCATTTCGCGGAACTGGATTTCAGCAAGCCACTCGGTGTAGTGTACCCATGCTTCCTTGATCTCAACCTTGTTGCCGTTGTCGGGATCGATGAAGGGGTAGAGGAACATCATACCGCTGTTCTCCTTGACGAAACGCTCAGAAGCGACCTTGTAGTCGAGACGGATATTCGTGAAGTTGTTGCGCATCCTGTTAGCCTCACCGAAGCGGATACCGCCAACGCTACGAGACATTTCACTCTCGATGATCGTGTGAGAGTAGCTGAACCTGCGACCTTCCAGAAGCTCCCTTGCAGGGATACCATTCTCATCACCGTTAGCGAGGACTACGCGGTAGACAACCTGCGAGCCTTCGTTGACAGGGTGATCCTGGATGTGGAGAGGATAGACTTCGTTCTTCTCACCCATGATGATCTCACCCTTGAAGAAGTAGTCTTCAGGGAAGACCAGGTAGAAGGGAGAGAAGTTGCGACCGACGTTACCGTAGTTTTCGTCGATGATAGCACCGCTCTCGTCGCGAGCCTGGATCAGAGGGATATTACGCCTGTAGCCGCCCACTACGTCCCACTCGTAGTCGTTGGTCGTTTCTACGTACTTGATGGGGAACTTGCGCAGGAAAGCCTCGAGGTTACTACCCTTCGAGTTACGTGACACAAGGTTCACCATGAAGTCCGCAAGAAGCTGGGGTGAACGATAGCCAATGGATGCGAGGTGGTTCTCAGTCGTCAGACCATTCCACCCAGAGGTCCTTGCTACCTGTAAGGGCTGGAGCCCATTTTGAATTAACTTACTCATATATTTTACTATCTGATTTTAACAGGGGTGCCATCTGGTAGATAAGCCATGGGCCCACCACTGCTTACTAGTTGCGAGTTACCACGCCTCTCTGGCGTGCGTAGCTTAGCTTCCAAGGCGGACATCTTTGAGGAGACCTCCTTCTGTACTGCCTTCTGGCCGATCTTAGACAGGTCCTTGAAACCATCCGTCAGGGCAAAGAGCACGCCTACATTGCGAGAGAATGACACAGGGTCACTCTGCATGGCGTATTCAAGTGCGGTGAGCGTCTGACCAGTGGACTTATCCTTGTATGCTGGTTCTGTGAGAGCCTTGTATGCGAGATCACGGATAGCGTTATCCACACCAAGCGTCTCATAGAAAGAGTTATCTTCTAACACAGCCGAACGGAGGGCCTGTGCGTGCATCTCAATCTGAGCCTGCTGTTCCTTAGCCTCAGCTTCACGCTGAGCAAGGAGGTTGTTATAAGACCTCACGTAGAAGTCCTTGCAGTCTTGAAGGGCATCGACAGCGTCGGCTACATCAGTGCCGGCATTGATAGACTTCTCTACCTCACGCTTTGCTCTTTCCTCAGAGAACCCCTTGTTGATATACGACATATAGATGAGCTCACGTCGGGTGGATTCAGCTTGCGCATCGTTCTCCTTGGTGAGCTGGTCTTCGTCAATACTACTCAAGGTATCGATGATGTTAGAGTACTGCGTGTACTCATCGACAGTGACGTTTGCAGCCATAGCCTCCTCAAAACGCTTAACCTTATCGCCAGCGCGGTTAGCCGCTTCCTGGTCAATAAGGTCTGAGAGTTGGTCTGGGGTAAGCTCTCCGCCAATCTCCTTGGGGTCGATGAACTTGAGGACGTTTCCCTTTACGAGGTCCTGAGCAAACGCGGAGTACACGTCTCCGCCAAGGTTATCACCTTTGACTTCTTCCTCATGGATAGGTTCTACGCCTGGTTCTTCGGGCTGCGGTACAGCTGGTTCTTCGCCTTGCTTAGGTTCTTCCTGGGGCTCAGGTTCAGCATTGCCATCTTCGGGAGTCGGCTCGCTGAGCTCGCCTCTGAGGAAGATATCAGGAAGTCCTACTGGCCCACCTGAATTGACATCTGCTACACCTTGGGGTTCTGCAGGCTCTTCGTACCTACCGTCCTCAAGACCAAATGAAGCAAGACTAAATTCTTCTGGATTCATGTTCTTTCTCTTAATATGTACTACAAGGCTCAGAAACGCGCTCTGTTAGCCTCGCGTGATAAAGATATATATTTCCTCACCTTTTTGCTGAGAAGCCTTTAGGCGGGCTGTGAGAGCCTCAGACGTGACCTTAGAGTCTACAAGTCCACCGACGACCTTATTCTTACCTACGAGGATACAGCCGGACGTATGGTCCTTGTTGTTCCCTGCGTGGATAAGGATGCCGTCAAAGTCGGGGACATTGAGGAGACGAGGAAGTTCCTTGCCGAAGTGTGGGGACACATTGACAACGACCTTGTACTTGCCATAGGGGATGGCAGTCTCATGCATGACCTTACGCTCGCCATTGTCAAACCTACCATTCTCATTCAGGTCCCTGACCTTGTCCTCTAGCGTATCACAGAAGTAAACACCATCGATGTATAGCTTACCGATAGTGTACGTCTCTTTAAGTGTGACTCTCTTTAGTTCAATCTTCATAAGCCTTAGGGTATCTGATCAGCGTTAGCATCGAGATTCTTTGTCGATTCTCTCACGAGGCTTGCCAGCTCGGCGATCTGAGCCTTGAGATCTGAGATCTCTTCTCGTTGCCTGCTGATCTCCTCACGCTGCTTCTCGATGCTCTCGCGCTGTTTTTCGTTTTCCTCAAGAAGGGCGATAAGCCTCCTCTTGTTGTCTTCGGAGAGCGTCTGATAGAACTCAAGGCTCTCCTTCATATTGGCTACCTCGATCGCACCGGTCTCCGCTTGGTACTTCTTCTTGGTGAAGATGAACGTCACGAAGGCGCTGATAGTCGAAGTGACTATACTGATAATACTGCTAACGATAAACTCATGCATCTTTAATTTACAATCTCAACGAACCTACTACCTTCCTCACTAATGTAGGGGTTCAAGTCCTTAACGTCAACGATGACCTCCGTGCTTCTCTTCTGGAACCAACGGATGAAGAAGATCTTCGATGGCTTGCGAATAAACCTGCGTGTATGTACTATGATGTGCTTCTTTGATAGCACTGACAGGTCCGTTCTTAGAGTATCTGGGTAGCGTAACGCCAACCTTAGCTTGTACCATTCATCTCCTAAGATAGTATCTACGGAGACCCCAGGGGCAAATATAGTATCGCGCAGGACCAAGGTATCCTTAGTCGAGAATGCAGACCTGAACTCAGCAAGAGCCTTCAAGTCCTTATCCTTAACCTTCAGCTCCTTCTTAGTCTTGAGGAGAGCGACGCTAATGCTATCACCTCTCTGCTCAAGCTCGTCGATAGTCATCCTGTATAGCTTGCTCTGATTCTTCAAGCTATCTGATGCTGCTATCTCTGCGCGAAGATTTCCATACGCTCTCTCTTCCTCAATACGAAGTCTCTGGTTCTCGTTCCTGAGGAAGGAGGCGTACCCTACCGCCGATAACGTGATAGCTATCAACAGTAGGGTTACGTTCACCTTCATAGTGTTTATGCCTGTGGAGCCTTAGCGAGTACGAAGAGGTGCTGCTTCTTCTTTGTTTCCTCGGGAAGAGCATTGTATTCCTCAATACTATTGAGGTAAGTGATCTCCTTCTCCGACTCCAGCTGAGTGATCTTAGCCTGCAGCTGCTGGATCGTAGACTCAAGAGTAGCGATCTTACCAGCGTTCTCATCAGCCTTACCCTTAGCCTGGGTAATCGTCTGTCCCTGCTGTGTCACCGTACCCTCGATAGTCTGGAGCTTCTGCTTCTGTGCGTCGACAGCCTGCTTGCTGGCTTCTACGGCTGCAGGGTCAGCGATCTCCCTCCACTTACCGGTGGTAGCATCTACTGAGTTAGAGGACTGGAAGACATAGTGCTTCTTCGTCTCCTTACAGAAGGACATGTGTCCTTCGTCGATGGTGTCAACGACAGCCTTCATGTCTGAGAGAGTAGCGAACTGGTCGCGCTCAAAGTTGGGGAGATCCCCTTCATAGCCAAAGGTGATGGCTACGTTCTTGAAATTACTTGCCATGTATATTACTTAACAAAAGTGAATGGAATTTCCTGACGCTTACGTGTAGAGCCGAATGGTGCGGCGATAGTGTAGACGAGGTAGTCAACACCATCAATGCTT